ACTTGAGTATTTGGCAAAGCAGTAATATCAATTTTTTTAGAATATATAAGTTTATCAAGTACTACTATTTTTGTTGGTATTATATTAACTGCGTAGTCTAATACACTATTTATATTATTAATAAATACACTTTCTTGTATTTCATATATAGTAGAAGAAATTTTATTTAATTCTAGCTCAATACTGGTGTTAGTTATTACAAAACTGGTATCTTCTAAAAAATATCCCGCAGCTGCGGTTATAGTTCTTTTATTTATAATTTTTTCAGTACCTAAATTTCCAGACACAGTATAGCTACCTGATTTTTGCCCTGTATAATCAAAATTATCTCCTGCTATAGAATAAGCTCCTTTAACTTGTGTAGGTATTTTTGTAATTTTTCCAATAACATCATATGCAAATGATTGATTAGTTGTTGGTTGTGTTATATTAAGATCTAAAGCAGCAAGCACTTCATTGTTTTTTGATTGGACAAATGAAAAATTATTACCAACAAAATCATTGCTATTTATAGTAAATCCTGCAGGGGCAAATATTTTAAATTCAATATAAGATATTTTTTCACCCGGAGCCTGCGTCTTAGTTATAGTGGTTGCTGTTAAAGTATTAGGATTTAAATTTAAATCAAATGTTGCTGTTGTATTTGAAACTACACCTAATTGAGAAACATATGAACTAGCCCCCTTAGCGACTGATTTTCCAATACCTTGTGTTGAAAAATTCTTTTGATCTAACAGAGAAGATGTTTTTGCTTCTTGTGTTAAATTTGCAAAATATTTATTTTCTTTAACAATAAAAGATGTTTCTATCCCTGATACCTGATCCGTTTTTATTGTTTTTGCTACCCAATTTTTAGTACCTTCATAGCCAAGAGTTTTAAACTTTTTTATTACAGAAGGTTGATCATTTACTGTAAACTCAACAAAAGAGCTAAATTGTGTATCGTAAAAATTATTTCTTTTAACATTGGAACTACCGTGTTTCCAAATATCCCCATTATTATATGAATAATAAGTACTATTTAAGGATAGCGCATTTTCTGGTATATAAGATTTTCTTGTAACCCAACCATTAACATTTTCATTAAAGCATACTGTGTCTAGCCCATCAAAAGTAATGTTGTATATATTTTCTTCATTATCATATGATGCACTTTTAATAACATTATTTTTTAACCTGTCATCAAAAAAAGCATTCATATTATTTGAAGAAATAGTTGTAATACCATCTTTAGATAATCTAAGTATAACACCTCTTTTAGGATCTGCATTGTATGCTCTAAATCCATAAAAAGCAAATGATTCTGGAACTTGTGATATACCATATTCTCCCGTAAATGGAATAATATTACCTATAACTCGATTAGAAGCCACTAAATTAGAAGAGCCATCTGCATTATATAAAATGTCTTTATCAGCTAATGCTCTAACTATTTTATCTTCACAATATATAACTAAATCATTATCTCTAGCAAATAATTTTTGTATACTACCATAAGAAGGAAGTAAATCTTTTGTAATGGGGTTAGCCGCATTAAATTGATTAGATTGATTAAAACCTGATCTTGAATTTATTATACCCGACCAAATAATTCCATTAAATTTATGCTCTTCTTTAAATTGTTGAGCAAGCGGAGCTGATGCTCTAACACCAATGTCAACAAAAGTTGCATTAAAGTCATCTCTTATTCTATTAGATTCTACACCGTTTCCAAAACATATTGCGTTATACCATTCTAGTTCATGGAGTTGATTGTGTTCTTCTATAGGGAAAGCATTTTGGGTTTCAAAATATATATCTAAGTCTGTTTTACTTTCTAATGGTTCAGTTTCAAATATTGCAGGCTCTTTTATAATAATTTTTTCATTATCTAATTTTTGTAATATTTCCATTAAAGGTTCTGCCCCAGTTGTGTTTTGGTCCCTAGTACATACCCTTTTTGTCAATTCCAGGAACTCCCCATCTTCATCAATAAATCGAATAGAAATACACTTTATAGTTCTTTTTCTAGTACCGCCTTGCTTTTGATCTTTTTTATCGTGAAATCTAATAGCCCCTATTTCATATACGGTTTCATGATGATCAGAGCCGTCTGAATTTTTAAATCTTACAAAATCCCCAAGTTTAATTTGTCTAGTTATTTGATCAAATGCTCCATCATTTCTATGTGTAGATTGTTCTAAGGTAATATTATATTCTAAGCCCGCAAACTTAGTATATTTCCCTGAAGATGCTGCTGACCCATTTGTAGTGGATCCACCATCTGAAACAACAAAATCGTTAGGGGGATTTGTAAGTGCTTTATTTTTATACCTTGCAGAATTTTTGTAATTATTATCGTTTCTATATCTATCATATTCTCTAGGATAAATACCATTTAGCATTATAGCTTCTTTAGCTAAATAAGATACACCGCCAATTGATTGAGTTTTTATTGAATCTGTTAAAGTTGCGTTGGTTTTTAATTTTATAAAAAATCTCCCATCGAATTCTTTATCTCCGGCCGCTGTATATTCTTCTAATATTGATAATCCAATACCACTTGGATTTGCTTTATCGCCAGAGGTTGTACCTAAATTATTAGGAGAAGCTTTTTGCCAAATAATTTCAACATCTTCTCCAAAAGGTTCAACTACAGTAATTTTTATTTCATTAGAACCAGCAGGATGTTGTTGTAAACTTTTAATTTCATAAATTTCAGATTCTTTATCACCAAAAGTAAATCTAAAAAACCGACCAGGCTTAAGTTCTTTAGCATCAGCTAATGGAACACCTTCCCATATATTACTTCCTTGTCCACCATTTCCTCCTTTTATTTGTATTTGGTTATAATCTACAGCAGGAGCACCACCTCTAGCGCCAGTTTGATCTTTCGCTAAAATTTCATTTCCACCACCACTACCTGAATAATCATCTGTAAAAACTAAATCTCCTATAGAATATACTTCTTTTTTTCTATTTGTAATAAATCCAGGGGGTTCACTAAAAATATCAATTATTTTATATCTATTATCAGCTTGTAATACAGCTTCATTTTCTCCATGCTGCTTTTTTAATATCAAATAATGTTCATTTGTGACTTTGTTTCTATCACTTGATGGGACTGAAATGTATGTAAATCCATTTTCTAAATCTTGATAAAATCTATCAGCAGCAATATTGTAGTATTCCCCAGATGTATCTTTAATATAATACTTAAAATATTTTGCCCACGCAGGGGGTTGATTTTTTAATGTTATATTAAATTTACTTTGATTAATTGCATTTTTCTTTTCTATTTTAATACTACTATTTTCTCCTGTTAATACTGGGGTATGTCTATTATATTCATCTATATAGACAACGCCAATTTGATAATTCCTATCTGATTTAATTGTTCTTTTAAAATCATCTGTTCTTTCTGCAAGCCCTATTTCAAAATCTGGTTTGCTATACACGTCATAACTTTGGTAATAATTACCATATATTATTCTATTAGCTGTTACTTCTTGTGATTTAGCTCTTTTAGGGATATTATCCCATGCTCTAAGCAATTGATCATTAGGAATTATAGAGTGTATACGTTCTTTTTCAATAGTAATTTCGTTTGTTAAATCAAAATCTATTTTTTTCTTTGTATCATATACATATATATTATTATTTTTTGTTTCCTTAAATAATATATCTATTTCTTCAATATCATCCCCCCCAACATCAAAAGATTTAAGTACAATTTGTTGGGTTTTATTTATCATACCATGGTTAAAAGCTTCTTTCCCGTCATATTTAAAGTCTGAAGGAATAAAAACTGGTATTGAAAACGGGGATATTGTAGAATACTCCCCATTTTTATATTTCCATCTATAAGCAAATCTTGGAAAATTTAATTCGTATAATGCTTTTTTCTGTGCTAACTCTATATCAAAAAGAAAAGAAGCATCTGTAGTGTCTTCTGCAATAGTATCAATCCTTAATTCAATTCTATTGTTAATAGCAGGATCATCACTTATACTTAATACACTTGCTTGTATTTGTATTTCTGTGTCTTCGGAAGCTATATCAACTGAGTCGCCTACTTTCCAAACTGGATTTTGAGGTAAACTTTCAATTTTAATTATATCACCACTTTTTTTATTAAATAAATTTAAAGACTTTTGTATTAAAATAAGCCCTCCACCTGAAGTAGAATCAAAAATATCAACTGCAGGAGCATTCATTGGAGCTTTTTTAGCTACAGAAATATCATCCTCATTAAAGTCTCTTGTTTGTATTTGTATAATTCCCGATGCATTTTTTATTTTATATTCTATTTTAGTGTCAGACCCAGGGTTGTTTAAAGAATATTTTTTAAATTTTGGTATATAAATACGCCTAGGAGGATTTATATTATCCGTCCAAAACAGCATATCATCTATAATATTTATACCTGTTATTTTATTTTGTTTTGAAAAGTTTAAAACGCCACCTGACGAGTAAGTAACACTTGGCGAAATATTTCCTAATTTTGGAAAATCATAAATAATATTTTTAAATACCATTTCATCATTTTCTTTTCTTAAAACAGTATTTTTAGGAATAGAAATATTAACGTATGGGTCAGAAAGAGTTATATCAACATTATTATTAATTAATACCTCCTCATCATTTACAATTGGTAAATTATTAACACCTAAAATTTGTATTAAATTTGCTTCATTATAATTTTTAATCACTAATTCGGAATCAACATTACCGCTAAGAACTATTTGATCTAAAGTTGTTATTACACTATTTTTAGCATCATGTATTACAATACTTACAGCTTCTGTTTTTTCATCATATTCATAAATACAATCTGCTGTATCAGAAGAAACAAACCAATATATTTTATTTTTTAAAGGATAGGCAATACTACCTATTGTAACAGCATTATCAGTACTAGAAAATAAAGTAGATAATCTTTCATTACCTAATAAATTTTCAATAGCCCCTACATCAGACGCCTCAGATGATGCTATTTTGATGTTTAAAGCATCAATATATTCACCATTTGGTACAAGCCTATCATCGAGGTCTTTATTCATTCTCCCCGATGTAAAAGTACGCTTAAGTTCCGCCATTAGTGTTTAATTTGTTTTGATTTGCCCCTCATTGTTTGAGTGAGGTCTTCCATATTAATATTAGCTAGTCGTAGTTTTGCAGATCGCATTGTAGCTTTCCTTTCTCTTTTAAGTCTATTTATTTGATATTCAGGTATATTTGATTTAGCTGACATAATAGCCAAAGCTATTGATTTATACATTGCTTCTTCCGCAAATTTATGTATTTTCATATCATCATCTACATTAAGTCCGTCTGAAACATATTTTATAATTATTATTTTACTTTTTACGCCACTGCTAAACGATATAACACCTCTTGGCTGATCAATAATAAATGTATCATTTTTATTAGCATCTTGAGGATTAATTCCATAGCGCTTGCCAAAATCTACATTATAACCATAACCTTCTTCTAAATAGTTTACGTCAGAAGCGTCTGGTGTGTTTGTTGAATTATCCCTTTGATTTTTAAATCTTTTAGCCGCTTCAGATTCTTTACCTATCAATACATTACCGGCATCATCATATAAATAATTATAATCTTTATCTTGTAAATAAGGAACAGGTGCAGTGGTATTGTTATTAGGTTTTAAAGGTCTTTCTAAACCATTATCATCTAAACAAGTTATTCTCACGTAGCTAACAAAATCATGTGGTAGCGGTATTGATAAAGAAGGAGGAATTTCTACTTCAATTGATTTTACATTATCTATAGTATCATAGCTTAATTCCTGTAGTGTACGTTGCGCATGATATGCAACTTCAGTTCTTTTAACAGATTTAATTATTTTATCATCACCTACATAAGAAACTAAAAAATTACTTATAATATCATCAACTGTAACAAACTGATAATAACCTTGATTCTTACTATTGTAGTAGTCTTTTGGAGTGTATTGTGCTAAGGCCATTTATTATGATTTTTCTTTTTGTACTTTTAAATTATCTTTTTGTTCTGCTACTTGACTTACTTCAGGCTGTTTTATAATTATTCCAGCATAACTTAGTATTTTATATACTACGGTGGTTTCATCAGATTCATGAAGTTCAAAATCAGTTGAAGATGAAGAGTCAAATTTTGCTACATTACTTATGTCAACATAGCCCCAAACCGCTTGGGCAGGTTGTTTTATGTAAGTGCATGTTAATGAGGTAATTGTAGAAGGATAAACAGTTAGGTTATTTCCATTTCTTATATATACTGGTTTTTTAACATCAGGTTTTGTTAATTTAGAAGCATTTATATGCAAAAAATCATTTTGATCAATTGCATCTAACTCAGTAGTATTGTTATAATAAACAGTACCAAGTCGATATAAACCAGAAGGAAGTGCAAATACGGAATTTGCTAATGAAAGAGAAGAAGTGGTTCTGAATAAATTAATTTTTTCTTTTATATTATTTACTATGTTAGCATACTCATTTGTTATTTCACCAGCACGGTTGAACTGATTAAGATCATAAAAGTACTGCTCAAACACCTCTAATTGTGCTTGATTTGCCAAAAGATTATATTCTTGTGGTGTCATATAACCTCTATTCTCTTTATTTAGAATGGCTTGTACTCTTTGATATACTGTATCTATACTAATCATATCTTTATATTTATAATGAAGGGCCACACTAAGTGACCCTATCACTATAGTTTGGCTATTTAATTTTCTTTTCTATTGCCTTGTAAACCTCAGAGCCTTCATCTGTTTTTAAATATGCAGCAAATGCTGAATATGGATTTTCATCAAAAGGTACTGTCATTAACTTCTTGTTATTTCCATACCAATAAAAATTTCTTTGTTCTTGGTCTAAATATATTATTGAAGCTTCAGTAGCTTTTATTGTAAAATTTCTGAGCTGTACATTATCATCATCTACTAAATTTAAAAATAACGCAGGGTCATTTTTTGCAAATACTAGTAAATCTCTTTTTATTTCTTGAGATGTCATCTTAGAAACTTTAGAACCCTGCTCCACTCTTAAAACAGCTTCTGCGTGGTCAATTTCTAATTGTTTAGCTAAGTTTAACGCCTCTATTTCCATTTCAATATCTGCAAGTTCATCTGTTGCTTCAGCAACTGTATCTACCTCGTAGTAAGTGTTATTGCGTTGAGGATGATATATTGATAATAATTTTTGCAAACATTGATCAGCTTTTGGCACAAATAATGTACCATTTTTAAATACTATATGCTGTAACGTACTTCTACCTTTTTGTTCATCAACAAATGGCGATTTTTGATTAATAGCATATCTTAGTTCCCTTGAATATCCAGCTTCTTCATCAAACCACATTAAAGGAGTTCTCCCGTGATGTCTAGATGCTAAAGTAAATGTTAAAGGTTCTTTATTGCCTGTTAGTACATAAGTTCTATCCTTTAGTTCCCATGATGGTTTAACCGGCACAGATTTTTTCTTTGTTGTTGTCATGATATAATATAATATAATTAATAAATGTAAAGGCCGGAGCACCCTTATATAGAGTGCCCCAATCTTTACTTTGAATATTAAGCCTGCTGAGCAGCAGTTTTAAATAATACGAAGTTATTAGCTCCTTGAACACACAAACATCTTTCTGATAAGAAGTGTACATTCATTTCGTCAACATCAGATGTATAAACTCCACCTACAGATCCAGTGATCCAAGATTTCATTTTTCTATCATCAGCTTCTGAAGCTCTATATCTTACGTGCAAGAAAGGTCTCTTGATATTTTTGCCAAGTGATTGATCATACACTGTGGAAGTTCCAGCAGGTACAAGTATTCCATCAACATTGCCACCAAGTCCTCTTGTTGTAGCATCATTTAAATATTTCCAGTCAGTCTTATAAAAATCATAAGAACCTCTTCGGAAACCACTGAACCCAAGATTAAGTGCCATATCTTCACTATTATTAAATACTCCATAAGAAGTACCACCATTATAGTGAGCATTTACAGCACCTAGCATATCGTCAAATGTAAGAGCAGTAGCCCTATTAAGGAAAAGCATATTTTCTTCAATAGCACCTTGCTTATCTAGATTTTTAAGTATTTCATCAAAATCTTGTAATGCAGATCTTGAATTACCATCAGAGTTATCTAATGCATCTTCGCCTGAATTAAAGTTTTGATAAATATTACCTCTTGATTCAACAGCAGCAAATAAACCTTCAGTTCCTTTATATCCATCGCCAATAGCGCCAGATCCAGAAGCAGCAAGTTCACCTTCTACCATAGCCATTTCAAGGTAATCCTCGAATCTAAGTCTTGTTTCATGCTCTGATTTTAAATACCATAGATAACCAGAAGCTCCGTTTTCTGTAGTAACCTCAACCCATCCAATTTGCGCAGTATCAGAACCAGAGATATTATATTTATCTTTGATAATAATAGGCGAGTTAGAGAATTTTTGGAAACCAGCATCAACAGAACCGTCCATTCCTGCAGTACCTTTCTTAAATTCAGAACCATATACAAATACCTTAACAGTTACACCAGTACCTGAAGTAAGTCCAGCATTAGTAAGTGTTGATCCACCGTAAGCTTTAACAGTAAATGTGTTAGTAGCTACTGCAGAAACAACCCCTTTAACTACTTTATCAGCAGTCCAAACAGCAGTCCCACTAGGGTATGTTCCAGCTTCAATAATAGCAACTGTTTGTCCAACTCTTACTGCGTGACCGTTTTCAGTAATCACACCTGTAGTTGTATTAGCAGAAGCTGCACTGTAGGCAATATGTAATCTTCCTTGTTCTGACCAAATAATTTGATCTGAAGCGGAAGGAATTTCAGCACCAACCATACGAAGGAAAGAAGCTACAGATCTATTTCCATATCTTTCTACTTCTTTTTCGTATACGTCAGGTAAAAATTGTTGTGTAAACGTCCCTCCACCAGAAGAGTCGTCAAATGTTAGGTAGTTAGTACCAAACAATGTTTTAGTTGGGGTAGGCGTTAATCCCGCGGGAAACGATCCACCCGTTTTAAATAATCCCATTTTTTTTAAGTTTTAAGTTATTTTCTGATTTTAATTCTTAAACGTTCAAAATCATCTCCACTTACTGCTTTAACCTGCATTCCACTATTAGTAGTTACATTTTCATGTGTACCTCTAGGGTTCATATCTATGTTTTTAGATTTCGCCATGCTTTCTTTAACTGCATCGGCTTTACCTTGTTCATAAAAATGATTAGCAACGGCATCGGCATTCATAGCTGTAAATAATGCTTTGTGATAACCTCCAGCATCTTTCATATTATTTTTATTGTCAACAAATTTGCTAACTAATGAATTGATGTCAGATTGCTTTTCTTTTACATTATTTACATCTTTTACTTTAAATCTATATCTGTTATCGCCTACTTTATATTCAAAACCTTTGAAATCACGGGAAAACAAATCATTTGTTTTTTGTTCAAATATAGATCGCTGTTGTTTCGATGTTTCTTGCGTTTGTTTATAATTGTCGAAAAACTTAACCGCCTCTTGTTGATCCGGAGATAGATTAGAACTTAACTTAAGTTCATCATAATATTTACTCTTTCTACTATTAAGATTTGATTTAGCCTCGGCAATTGATTCTTTTAAAGCAAGTTTTTTTCTTTTAATATCTCTTTCTTCATCACTTTCTTCGTCATAAGAAAAAGAATCTTCAATTAAAAAACTTATTTCGTCTTCTGATAAATGCGGTTTTGTTTGGCGATAATGCTCTTTTAATACTTGCATATCTTCCATACCCGCATAATCTTTATTAAGATTTACATAATCTTCAAGAGTCCCACCAGTTTCTTTCATAAAATCAACTAATTTATTGATATTTTCTGGTAACTCATTGGGTTCTTGTATATTATTTACGTCTTCTGTTTCCTCTTTAAGTTTATTAGGAATATCTTTTATTTTTTCAGATAATGATTCTGCTGAATCAGTTTCTTCTTTTTCAGTTACTAATTCAAGTACCTCTTCCTCCTCAGCCGCATTTTCTTCTTTTTCCGAAGTTTGTTCAACCACCACTTCTGTTTCTTGTTCGGGCTCTTTAACGGCCTCCACAATTTTTTCTTCAGAAACTTCTTCTACTTTTTCTTCTGTAGAAGCTTTAGTTTCTTCTTCTTTAAATTTACGTAAATCTAATTTTAAAGTCCCGTCTTCGTCTGTTGGCGTTTTATACGGAGCTTCTTCTTTTTTCTCTTCTTTTGAAACTGGTGCTTTTTCTTTGGTTTCCTTTGTTTCTTTTTCTACAGGTTCAACCTTTTCTTTTTGCACAGCCTCTTTTTCTTTTTTTGCCATGATAAAATATTATATAATTATTAAAAATTTTTAGCGGGGATCAAATTGTTCTAAGTTAAACCCACTCCCCATGGTATCATTACCGGCGGATTCAAACTCTTGCTCTCCTGTTTTGTCTTTTCTTTGTTCTATTAATTTAGATTGCTGACTAGCTTGTATTCTAGTTCTTTCGTCTTTTCTGTCCTCTTTAAACGTTTCTTTATTTTTAAAAACATTAGCTTCTTTATCTTTTAAAGCTATATTTAAATCAAATTCAAATCGCATTAATTCTTTTTTATATTCTTTTTCTTGCGATAGCTTTTTCATTTCAAGGTCAGCCTCTATTTGAGCTAATTGTCCTTTTTGCGTTATAATTGCTTGATTTTTTTGAATTTCGGCTTGCGCTGCGGCTTGAGTTGTTTGAGTATTAGCATCAGCTTGAGCTTTAATATTTTCTTGCTGTCTTTTTTGATCTGAATCTAATTTTTTTCTTCTTCTAACCTTTAAAAGCTGATTAGCTAATTTTATATTTTTAATTTCTCTTACATCAATAGCATCTTCTAAATATATTTGATCTTTTGCTAAAGCTTGCTGAATGTTATTTTCTAATTTTTGTTTTTCTTCTTCATCAGGAGCAAGTTCTATAAATATTCCAAAATCATGCAAATGCATATTTCTTATATCATCTAAAGTCGCAACATTGAATCTTCCAATGCTTGATATAAAAGCCTCCCTTGTTGGAGAAAATTCTAAAACATCTGATATTCTTAAACTAATAGCTTCTGCCGCTTTAGCCACAAGATACAGACTAGATTGTAATATATGTCTTGTAGCTGTATTTGAATTTGCAGCTGCAAGTTTTTGTACACCAACTAAAGAATTTGGATCCGGCATACTACCGTCTCTTGCCTCATTAAGCCCGGTCACGTCTCTAATCATTTGTAAATAATAATTATAAGTATTAATAAGAGAACTTATTTTATTATTACCACCGTTAGAAGTTAATTCTTGTATAGGAACTTTTCCAGGATTCATATCCCCCTCTTGTGTCATTGATCTACCTATAACAGAACCTGTTTGAAAAAACATATTTAATGCCTCTTGCGGATTATAATTAGTTCCATTACCTAAATCAATTTCAGCTAACCCGTCAGCGTCTAAATAAACCCCATCAGGTATCATTCTTGCTAATACTTGTTGTAGTTTTAAATGAGTAAGTTGAATCATATCAGCAAAACCAGTTATTCTACTAACAAGAGATTCAATACGCCCTTTGTATATACGAGGGGCCACTATATTATAATTCATCATAACTTTTGAAGTATCACCCTTAGGACGAATCATATTTTTAGCAACTTCCCATTTTAATAATTTTTTTGTACCTAATACAAATGCTCCGTCATAAACAGTTTCTACAGATCTAGCTTCTTTAGTAAATAGTATTGTTTCTTCAGCAGGAGGATTAAATTGATCGTTTTTAGCAATTGCCTTATCAGCCCCTGTAGCAGTTTGTTTTATTTTATATACTTCGTTATTATATGTTTTATAATTAAAATATAAAATTTGAATAGTATTTGCATCTAAAACTGAGTCTTCGTTTACATATCTATTATGTGAGGCTGCTGTTTGAACACCTTGTTTTGTTAATTCTGCTAAATCTTCATCAGATAATTCAGGGAATTGTAATTTTAATTCATTTATTGTAACGGATTTAATTTCTCCTATATAATATACATCATCAAAATAAGGGGAATGAGTATAAGAATAAACTAAATTTGCAGGATCTACATAATCCAATTTAATTCCTTCCGAATTTGTAAACTCGTTTTTAATGGCTCCAATACCAATAACAGCTAAATCATAATTAACTCTTTTTTGGATTAAATTATAATTATTAGAATTAAATATAGAATTTATTGCTTGCTCTTCAGCAATTTCAATAGACTGTTTATATTCAAGTTGCATATGTAATGATAATTCATCTTTATTTTCAGGTAAACTATCTTTATCATTATTATATACATTTATACCTAATTGTTGCTGAATTTGATCTGATACTTCTTTGGTTTTCATATCAGCTTCAATTGATTCAACATAATCAGTTCGCTCTTTTATTGATGCTGGGTCTTGAGAGAATGCTTTTATATCATATAATCTGTCAGACATACCATTAACAACAATATCAACAAATTTAGGTATTATTGGAACAGGTTTCCAATCTAAATTAAGGTATGACAAATCACCATTTATAGATAATTCATCTTTATACTTTTTTACAGATTGTTCTCCTCTTGCATACAATCTAAGTCTATGATACTCATCTCTATTAGAATAAAATCTAGTTGCACCGCTGTCTCTTTTAAACCATTCATGCTCTATAGCACGAGCAACTTTTAAACCGTACTCTAGGCTAGCCTTTTCAATATCAGACGCTATTTGACTAGGAAATGAACTTTTTAGTAATGTTTCTGCCATGCTATTGTATTATTTGCGAATGCATTCCTTTATTATTAAATCTTGAAAATTTTAAATCTAAACTTTGTTTTTCATATTTAGGTTTTGGATGATATAAATGTCTGTTACAAGCCATAATTGCCAACCCTGAACTTATAGTGGCATCAAATTTTGTTCTTTTATTTATATCAAATCTTGCCCAATCATTGAGTGTTTTATTAAAATATATATTACCGAATCCCTCTTCTGTTATTCCTACATGCTTTTGTATATATGTTTCTATAGCAGCCGCATGAGCTTGTTTAATATCTTCTGAAGAATTTGGTATTCCCCCAATTTCTTTTTCAGCGACAGATAATTTATTCCATATTTTATCTGGTCTGTTCATTGCGTAACCTCTGTAACCCCTTCTTTTTAAATAATATAAAAGTCGCGGTTTATTATTTTCAGCTAATATTGGCATTCCATAATATGCTAATGCTAATAAAACATCTTCAAAAAACATTTCAGCTGTTTGAGGTCTAGCTATATACTCTAAAAAAAATGTGTTTGCGGGAGCGTCTTCCATACTAAATTTTGTTAGCCCGTGTAAAGATCCTTTAGATCCCACCCCATCTGTTGTACCTGATATATCATAAGAGTCACATCCAAAAGCGCCAATATGATCATTACCAGGATATTTTATTCCATTTTTTATTATAGTATTATTTTCTAAATTTTTTGGTGGAGTCCAAGAAACTAAAAATCTTCCACTTTTGTTTGGTGAAAACATAACTTTAGTATCCTTTATTCCATTTTCCCACATAAAAGATCCTCTTGTAATAAAACCTTTTCTTTCTAAATCTTCATTATAATCTATTTGTTCGTATATTTTACTTAAATTAAATATACTATTTTTTGCTTCATCTCTAAAAGCATGCTCTTCAGTCCTTGGAAATTGTCTATAATATTCATTTAACCCGTCTGAATCATTTTTTAATCCATCTACTTCATTTTGCCAAAAATCTATAACGCCTGTTTCAATTTGTAACCCGTCAACTCCTTCTTTGGGTTTTTCCGGCGTAATAAAAACAGGGTGTCCATAAGAATCAATGTATCCTTCGTAGTTCCATTCCATAGGTATGAACAAACTATATAATCCTGAATTAGTTTGTCCATTACGATTTCTTTTTGTGACATCTGAATCATTATATAATTTTTTAAAATTATCTCCTCCTTTATCTAATGAATTAGAAGTAGACCCCATTAAACATTTACCAATTATTCTACTCCCTAACCTTAACGTTGTTTTCGTGACCCTCCAGTTGTTGAGGATATTATCGGGCCTCTCCCATTTCCCTGATTCGTCGTGCGCAAGGAGTTGTAACTTCTCTCCATCGTAGGAGTTGTCCCCGGTATTCTTCCAATCGATGGTTGTATCCAACCCCTGTAATTCCTCTTTTGTGGATCCACTATTTTCCAATTTCTTTCTGGTAAGCTTCGAGGCAGGGACTCTATATGCGAGTTCGGTCTTGGGTCGGTCCATACCGTCCTGGATCGGTTTGAAAAAGAAGGGATAGTTAACTGATATTGGTACCACCTTGTCAGTAAACATTTTTTTCGCATCAGCTCCAGTTTTAGATAATATTCCATATCGTGAATCTGAGGATATAGTGGCCTGGTGTACCAATTCTGAGGATGCCATGAATGAAAATCCCGATCTACGATTCTTAAGGTAGCACATTCCGTAACACCTATTATCGGCCATACATGCTTCCCAAAAGATGAAGAAAAGTCTGTTTGCTTCTCGAAAGTCTGGCTGCCCAACATCAATCTTGGTCCACTGCAAGTACATATAATGAGAACCAGTAAGATAAGTAGGAATACCTTTATTGTAAAACCAAAACCCTTCTTCCCGTTTTTTAAATTCATCATTGATATAATCATACCATTTATTTTTAAAAGTATCTGGATAACCTTCCCAATCAAAAATAGTCCTTATTCTACTTAATTCTTTTGGGTATTCTCTAGGCACCCATCTATTGTTATTATTTTCAATATTTTTAGGGACCGATGGTAAAGCTACTATAAGATTTTGTATTTCTAAAATTTCTCCAATCGTACCGTCTTTACTTATAACAATTACATCGTACTCTTTGTTATATCCATACTCCCATTTTTTATATCTATTTAATCTTTTTATTATATTAGATTTTATAGGAGTGACACTTTTTACTAATGTTTGTTCATACATCACCTAGATCTTTTTTCCGCAAATCCTCCGAAGGATTGCTGCTGTTTTGTAGGTTTATCCTCCATGATGTTTTTTTCATTCTCAATTCGAGATAAAATCTCGAAAGCATCAAATATAGCCAATTTTTTTGTTGCTGCAGCATTTTTTAATCTATCTGCAGCAAGATCTTCATCAGGATCTGCTGTTATAATTTGTTCTTCAGCAACTCTTATTAATTCCTTAACCGCTTTATAGCCAGCTTGGATTATATTCGACTTCAGTTCCTTTTCTTTCATATTTAATTGATATTGAATTTATAGGTACACGATACAGTCTTTCTTTATCAATTATGAATTCATATTCACTATTTGGAGTAAATCCAACTATATCTTTATTTTTTAAATTAAAAGCTTTTAAATCGCGCCCTAAGTACTTTAAAACGCCAATTAAAGGCTTTTCTTTAGCATCTGATAATAAACTATCATTTTTTAAAGGCTTTACAAAACAATAACCGTTAGGCGTGTGCCATTTTCCATTTCTTTTATATAAAAAAATTTGATCTATATAAACAAAAAAATTATTATTATCAAAATAATTACTGCTATCTTTTGCTTGTCCCCTAACATTATAAAATCTTCTAAATGTATTGTGGTGGACTATTACTATATCACCTTTTTTTAAAAGTGAATTATTTATAGGTGTTTCAGTAATAATTCCTTGTCTATTAATAAATTTATGATTTTCAATAGTTGTATTTAATATTAATTCTTTTTCACCCACTTTTTTATTATTAGTATATCGCCCATTTAAAGGGGCAACCATATAAGCATGAAGATGTTTCATTAATATTCTAAATTATATTCTATTGCTATAGCCATATTTTTATTAAAAGTTTTCCAAGGTAACACTTCTTTGTTTTTTTCAATATATATATTATAGTTTTCATCTTCTTCTAAGATTTCAACTATTTTATGCCCTCCAAAAACTTCTTGTCCAATACTATAATGCATTGCATCATTTTTATAGTCTCTACCAATACTAATTTTTCTTATTAGTTTCATTGTTTTTTATTTTAGTATATTTTCCTGATTTAAAATCAATATCAATATCACCATATGTTTCTTTTAACTCCGCTTTAAATTCATTTAATTTTTGTCCAATAATATCGTATTGATGCAATAAAATATGTTTTTGAGTTTCAAGTTTACCTATTTGACTTTCTATTGTTTGAATTGTAGTTACTAAATTTTGTAGTTTACTCAATTCTTCTGTTTTAATTTGATTTTTCATTATATAAAATTTAAGTTATTAAAATATAGTTAATTATTACGTATTTAATACGTTATGCAAATGCCATATATATATATTTAACACCATTTTCATTTAACATTGCATCAGCAGTATTTTGATGCGGAAATGAAAAGCTTGTGGGTGATGTTGTAAATGTATTTAATGCACTATCGCCTTCAGCATTAGTTCTGTTTGGGTTTATAACTTTTTCGCTACCTCTTGCCGCATCAAGAATAGCCCAATGTTCATCATAAGATCCTTCAAATGCCTTAATCATTATAAATCTAGGTTGAAACCCAGTGTAAATAGTAACTCCCGCTGTTTTGCCGGTGTACTCGCCTATTTTGCTATAACCCAAGATCGATGTCCAACAGTATGCTATGTATTGTCCACCACTTGTATTTATTTCAGCATAATTTCCAATTGAAAAAACTGTTGAAGTTGGAGCTGTATCATTCCAAACATTACTAACAGTATAAGCTCGGTCATCAACGTTCATTATCAGATATTTTGTTGCGCCAAGAGAACTATGATAAACAAGCCAATCCCCTGTGGAATCCAGTCTTTTTGTTATTATTAAGTTCGGCGCGGCTGAAAGACCGTGAGAAATTGTTGCTCCTGAAGTAGCATTTCCAGTATATTTTACTATTGAGAAACCTGCTTTTTCATTTACTGAAACTAGACTATGTGTAAGAGCTGTAAAGAATTGTGGTCTTGTTGCATCATAATTAGCTTTTATTTGTGCACGTGTTAATGCGCTTGTATAAGATCTAAATTGTGCAATTTCCCCTTGAAAACTTGCTACTGTACTGCCTCTAAAAGAACCAAGTGATCCACCATAAGCTGAATTATTAACTTTTGTATCTGAAAAAGTTTTACTAATAGCTAATTTACCATTTATATATATTGTTTTTGTACCACCTGAAATAGTATAAGCAACGTGAACCCATTCGTTTTCATGTAATATTAAATTATCAGCAGGTGTTGAAAGTCCATCACCATTATTAAGACCGTTAGTGCTAGAGTTGCCCGCTCTTTCTTGATATTGTAATGTACCATCTGGGCGTACGGCTATAGTTTCATAATATTGGTTAGCACTCATATCTCCACAATAGAAAAGAGTATCTTTATCACCACTTCCTGGATAATCATCTACTTTAACCCAAAATTCTCTTGTCACATCTTGCGTTGCTGTTCTACCTAAACCTATAGGCAAAGTTACATAATCTCCTGTACCATCATACTTAAGACTTGTACCCCAAGAATTACTTTCATTTATGGTTGTATTGACTAAAGAACCCAAAGATAAATTATTAGATGTTTGATCTTTAATTCTATGGCTTGTTGTGTTATCTTCCTCAAATGTAACATTAGATGCAGTTCCATCGAAATTTGTTGATACATCATCAACAGCTGTTCCGCTATCACTATTAAAATTATATAAAGCAATACAATTACTGATACCAGTAGGATTTAATGTACCAGTAGTAGAGGAAGTTTCATTGTATAAAATTTTTGCTTGGTCCGCTGTAAGAACTGATGAAAACATTCTTAAAGTATCTATACTACCGTCAAAAAATGGGCCAGATGTACTTCTAAAAGATCCTATTACAGTTGTAGAATTATTTACAGAACTCCCGGTTGTTGACATTGCTACATTTGAATCAATAGCTACACCATTTAAAAAAGTAGATAATTGTCTACCTGTTGCGTCGTAAGACCATACAACATGATACCAAACATCAGGGAGAATTGTAACATTGTTAAGACCGCTTGTACCTGCCAGGTAATAAGTACCTCCAACTTGTCTTAAAGCAAATAGTTTAAATGTGTTAGATGACACGTAACTTAAAGTAGCTCTAAAAGGTGCTTCTGATAGTGCGGTTGTAACTCCTGTTCCTGTAATATGCATATGAGAACTAACTCCAGAATCTAACCTTACCCAAGCTGAAATTGCTGTGTCTGTGTCTGTATTTGGAATTGGACTGCCTATTGCTATTAAGCTACTACTACCATTAAATACTGCAACTTTATTTGTTATACCAAAACTATTTGGATCATATGAACTAAATGAATCTACATCTATGTTATTAAGTAAACCTGTTTGTAATACATTACCTGTTGTACCAACACCTTGATATAATGTTCTTGTAGCATCATAGTTAGCTCTAATTTGTGATTGTGTTAATTCTGCTGTATATATACGCACCTGCCCAACTGCTCCTTTATAATAATATCCGTTATAAGCATCATCAGCCCAAGTTCCTATATGAAAATCATTTGGGAATGTACCCCTGTTAGTAGCGGCTGAAGAATCAATTAATATACCATCTAAATATAGACTCTTAGCGCTTGAAGTCATTGTCATAACTGCATGATGCCACTTGTTATCTCTTATATCATATCCAACTCCATAAGATCCAGATCCTTGCGATATATAAAGTAAACCTGTCGAAGGTTTTACCCCTATATCCATACCCGCATCACCATAACTACCACCAAATCCGCATATTATGCCCTCACCAGATTGGCTAGAACTACATTTAAACCAAACCTCCATGCTAACACTTTGTCCATCATCAACATCATCTTTTATTGTAGTACATTCTATAAAATCATTAGAGCCATCTAAATCAAAATAATTACCGTTTTCTTTATCTACCCATGAAGGACTATTATTTAATGTAGCATCATTGTCATTAGATGTAAGATCATAAACAGTAGTTCCTGATCCTGAATAAGTATTAGAATCAGCAAAGTTATAATGCAATGCTAAATTAGATGTTAATATTCCAGATGAAGTATATGTTGGTTTTTTAGTTACTTGAGTATCACCTGCTTTCCAATTCCAAGAAATATAATTATGAGAACTATTATTAATATAGTTTTCAGACCCACTAATAGTAAATCCGTCTGCATCAAAAGAATTTATATAAGCAGAATCCCATTGAGCTGAATTACTATCACTTTGTAAAACTCTTGCCGAACTTCCATTAAATCCTCTAACACTATCAACTAAACTATGCGTTCTTGCGTCTGATAAAGCTTTAAACCACGTAAGTCCTGGTGAAAAATTTAACTCAATTTTTTGTTTTGCATTAGTACCAGTGTATCTAGCAATTTGAAAATGGTTTGCAGGATATTCAGTTGAACCTGTACCTTTTTCTAAAAACTTTTCTACATCCCTTAATTCTTGCCCAAAACCTTGTGAATATTTAGCTGGGTCTTCTGCAATTGCCATATAAATATAAGTGCCACCACTAGCATTATAACTAGTATCACTGTTTACTATTTGAAAACCGTTACTTAAAAAATTAACAGCATTGTAATCTCCCTCTGTATTTGTTAAATTAGGATATAATTCTCCACTTAAAATATTAGTTTCTGATCTTTTATTATCTAATATTCTCCAGTTAGCACTTGAATCTGCTCTTTTTATCATAAGAAAAGCAGGTTTAAACCCTGTATAAACTACGGGACCAACCGATGAGCCATTGCCTCTGTACGAATATATTTTGCTATAACCATCAACATTTCTCCAACAATAAGCCACGTATCTTAAATTATTATCATTACCAATTCCTGATGTCCCAAAAGTTAAAAGGTTTGCATCAGGAGCAGCAGAAAATCCTGTTCCAACAGAATCTGTTTGCTGATCACCTGTATTTAAAGTTAAATAATAATCAAAATCTGTTAAGCCTTGATGAAACCAAACCATCCAAGCTGCAGGGTTTGCATCACGTTTTTTCACCATTACCATAGCAGGAGCAGCTGAAAGCCCGTGTCGAATTTTCATTCCACTTGAACCTGTTCCTTCATATTTTAAAATTGAAAATCCTGCATCATCATTTACACTTGCTATTACGCTATTATTTGATCCTGATCCTGTTAATGTTTCTTCACTACCACTTGCCTTCCAACACCACGCTACATAATTTTCTGCAGCATTAAGTGCGGTTCCATTACCAACTTTAAATCCATCTTCTTCAAAGCCCAACAAACCATACTGGCCTGAATAATCTGTTTCAGCAGCATTTGTGTTAGGGTGTAGCCATAGATTTTCACCTCTTATAGAATCAAAAATAGCATGGTTCTCTGTATCGTCCCGATCCTTTATCCATACTAAATCCGGTTGAAATCCAACACCTGTTATTGATTTTGTGGTACCACCATTACCATTATATAAAACCGTACTAAAATAATCACTTGGTTTTTTCTTATTTACTGGATCTACATTATTAGCGGTTGGTATATTATCACTTGAAAGTGCTAAATAACCCGAAGGTGGAGTATGTGCAAAACCTCTAGCTCCAAAATTAAAAGTAGCATTATCATGAGTGCTACTCCATTTAGAATAAAAAACAACATATTCATCAGCTGTTAAAGTAACAGCGCTACCTAAAGCACTACCATTTTTATAAATTTGTACAGCACCTGTATCTGCATTTAAAGCAATACCCAGCACATCATTAAGAGCAAATACAGAACCTCCATTAATATTTGAAGTACCGTAATGGGGACTAGTACCACTAGAAATAATCCCAAAAGAGCCACTACCAAATACAACTATAACATTGTTATATGTACTATAGGGACTATCATCCCAATCACCTACCGCCTCTGCTTTTTGCCAACCAGCCATAAAGTAAGCAGAATTAGCTGTTGCCCCAGAAGTATTTACTGATGTTATTTTAACTTCATAATACCATTTACCACTACTAACTGCTCTAGTTCCTACACCACCTCTCCAACCACTAACAGTATGGGTTAAAGCATGTCCTCCATCAGATAATGTAACAGAAGTACTTTTAGCGTTTTCCGATAGTGTAGCATAGCTTACATTTGATTTGTCTCCTGTATGATCTGCACCAGTAAGATTAGTACCATTTGCAATACCACCTTTGGCATTACCAGATATATCTGCTAAGCTAAGAACACCATAATGTCCTTGTGTAGCTCTAAAGTTTTGTACAACTTCTTGTGCAGTTAAAGCTTTATCATAACATCTTATTTGAGCTATATCACCTGCCCAACCATTATTACTATACCCACTTCCATACATTCCAATAGAGGTTTCATTAACTGTTGTTTGAGAATTAACAGTATTTAAATTATATGAAGAGCCTATTTGTGAACCATTTATATAAATAGTGGCATTATTTGTTGACGCATCGTAAACAATAGTTTGATGATACCAAGTATCAACGGCATAAGTATATAAACCAGCAGATGTACCATAAACAGATGCATAACGCTGAGTATTATTATAATATCTTTCTAAACTTGTAGTAATTCCACTACCTGTTCCATACATATTTATAGCAATTGCCCCTCTATAGCCATTACTCGCGGTAGAACCTACTGGGGATCTAAAACCACTTGTCCAAGTACTATCAAGTCTTAACCAACAACTCCAAGTTATATCTGTATCTGATGAATTATTAAATATTGAATCATTAATTTTAACATAATGACTACTCCCATTAAAACTAAAACAGCCCCCATTATCAGTAGAATATGTAGCGCCTGAAACTGTTCCATTATTGCTATTTCCACTTTTATCACTCCAGGCTGTTCCACTAAAACTTGTTTCATCTGTGCCATCTGCATCCCAATCCCCTGCATCTAAATGTAATTTTAAATCAGAACCTGGTGTAATTACTGACCCTGTATCAGTATTATTTAAATTAAAATGCCAACCATTAAGACCATAAAAATATTTATGTTTTGTAGCATTATAATTTTGTAAAACATTAGCAGCTGTAAGTGCAGAAGTATAGATTTGTACCTCCCCAAATTTAGAAGTATCTGTATATCCGGTTTGATGATCCCAATCACCAATATAAAGAGTATTACTTGTATCTAACCAATTTCCTGTACCCCCGGAGCCAGTATTATTAAAATGATAGAAATCTCCTCCATTAATGTAGATTTTTGTTTTATCTGCTTCCGCACTTTGTGAGCTATCAAAAACGATTGTAACCTGCGTCCAAATGTTCATTTTAATCGCATCAGGTGCGGTTTTTCTATACCAAGTACCGCTGCTACCAGCACTCACTCCTATTTCTAATGAATGATCTGCGTTTCTTGACATGTTAAAATTAGGTGAACCGGTAGTGTAATTAGAAAATACTATTTTATAGCCACCTCCCGTAGCTGCTGTTGGCATATACCAAAAACTAAGGGTGAGTGCAGTACCTGCAAATTGATTTGAAGCCCCAAGAGATATTCTACTAGCACTTCCACCAGTAAAAGTTGCAACACCATAATTATTTTGTTTAAAAGTAACATTAGATGCTGTGCCGTTATAAGTTGTACTACTTCCTGATGTATCATTAGAATTTCCTTGAAATTGATAATCCGCAACAAGATTAGTAGTAATTAAAGTGTCAGAACTTTGTTTATTTACTGCTTTTGGTACCCATATACCGTGAACTAATTCGCCAAATTCATTAGGAAGTAGTGCACTTCCATCTACAAATATAAAATTACCATATGTAGCATCAGCACCGTAACCAGGACTAAATGCCCAATCATTAATTCTTTGATTAGTACCAAACTGAAAAGCTTGATTATCAGTTAAATTACCTACACTTTCCCAGTGCAGTGGTATGCCGTTCGCATAGGCTTTTATTTTTTCTCTATCCATTAGAATACTACTGTCTAAAGAAATAACAAAATTATACCACCCTGCTTTATCTATAAATGTGGCTTGTGAAGTAAAGTATACTCCATCAATCCTAATATATAATTTATGGTTAGTACCGGAGGAATGTAAAAGTATTGCAACTAGGCTATTTGAGGAGGAAGTTCCTGATGTATATAAATACCTGTTTGAAGAAGTAGTTTTATGTATTTTAACCCAAAGGCTAAAAGTGCCTTTTGTATTTGTAAACACCGGAGCTGTAGTTAAACCAGGTTCAAGTACTTTAACACTGTTATGGTTAGATGTTATTCCATCCATGTGCAACGATTCCCCTAACCATCCTGTCTCTTCCGTGGTGGGATTTATTTGAAATAATGTTTGTCCTCTAAGTTCTGACATAGATCTACCCGATACGGTATCACCATCACCAACAGCGGTAAATTTTACAGTATTGTTATCCCCTAAAGATACATTCGATTCGTTTGAATCTGCCTGTAACGTTGCATTTACGTCATCATTTAAACTTATTTGACCGGAATTAGGAATTGGCATCTTTCATCTGTTTTTCAAGGTTATTAACTTTTTGTGTAAGTTCTTTTACAGCTTCAATTAAAACTGCATTTAACTTTTCATAATCCACTGTCTTAACTTTTTTACCACCTAATAATTCTTTTTCATAAACTATATGTGGTATTACTTCTTCTACTTCTTGTGCTACAACACCTAAATCGTGTTTCCCTTTTCTACTTCCATCATTCCAATCATATTCAACACCTCTTAACTTATTAACTGTTTCAAGTGCATTTGGTATTGTTTCTATGTTGTCTTTAAGAGAAACATCTGAAACCCCTGTTGAAAATGCTACTACATCGCCGTCAACTAATAAATCTTTATTTGTAGAATCAATTTCCATTACAACTGTAGCACTACTACTACCAAACGCCCACTGATGTTTAGTTGATGTAGATGCATAATAGTTATTACTATCATAACCTATTTGTTGTATATCAGCCCTACAATCGGCATCCACATCTAATGTATTTGAAGTAAGAGTTAATCCCTTACCAGCTATAATATTTGTGGCTGTAATAAAGTTAGCTTTAGTAATTGTTTTGTGAGCGCTTGCTGTAGCATCATAGAATAATATTTCATCTGCGTCGGCTATAGTTGTTTCAACAGTTAAATCATTTATTGCAAGGCCAATATTACCAGTTTCTGTAATTGTACCACTTAAACCCGTAGAAGTACCAACAGATCTAACACCAGCACCTACATATATAGTACCGCCCATACCTGAATGAGAAGAACAGTAATAATACAATGTCTTAGGTGTATCTTGTTCAACTGTAATTTCTGTAACTCCTGATACAGAAGTGTCTACACCTGTAGCATAAGCACTTCCAGAATTATGTGTTCCATCACTTGTAGTGGAAAATCTAAAAGGGTGACCAGTAGGGTGTGTAAATCTATATTTAAATCCAGGCATTAAAGTTACATCAGCTTGTTGCGTGCCGTCTATAAAATATTTATTAGAACCACCTACGTTTTGAACTGTAACTGCTATATCATTTCTAAAATATTTAAGTGATATTTCGTCTGCTGCTTTTCTTGATTCAGTTGCACTATTTTGTAATATAAATTCTGTTGTTCCAGATATATCAGCAGTCATATCGGTTAATTCAGAAAAATCTAAAGCAAATGTTATTGTTTCATTTGAACTTTGATCTGTTGTAAATGCATCACCACCTGATAATCCAGTACCTGCTGTAAGTGTTATTGTGGCATTATTTGCTGCTGAAGGTATTGTAGGGGTGCCTGTAAAGTTTCCATAAGCTAAATAATATGAACCTTCTTGACCATCTAAAGTATCAGAGTCAATACCGTTACCCGTACCCTCATCTGCTGTTGTAAGTATTTTTACTTCTGCTCCAGCTAAACCAGCATACCATCTGTCTTGTGATTCATTCCATATCAGTGATGCATCATCGCCAGTACTTCCTCTTTCCACATGAATACCCCCATCTGTTCCAGTTGAAGCATTTTTATTAAGTAATATAATATTATCATTAATAGTAACTGTTTCTGTATTTACACTGGTTGTAGTACCACTAACTGTTAAATCACCTGTTACAGTCAAATTACCTGATGTAGTTATAGTAACATCCGTAGCATCACCTATCGTTAAACTTTCTGTTATTTGTGGTAACCTAGCTGTCAAGTTAGCAACATTAACATCAACATCTGAATTAGTTGTAAAGCTAAGATTACTTTGTAAATACGATTGAAGAACACTAACAGCCATTTTCTTAACAACCCCATCATCACTTATTGCAAATTCATCACTACTAGCTAAACCAGATGTTAATGCTGCTTGACCTGAAATAATATCATCACTTAACATTGCATGATGAACCGTACCAGCACCTATAGTTGTAGTAATATTCGTTGTGCCACTACCGGATACATCACCTGAGAGTGTAATGCTCTGATTACCAGTTATATAGTTTAATCCTGTTACAAAAGTATGTATTTGGTCTGCAGTAGCTAAATTAGTGCCTCCATCGGCTATAGCACCTGTATTTATAGCGGTTGATGTGATACCTGTTACATGTCCGTTACTATCTACGGTTAAATCTTGAATATATGTAAGACCTGAATTATCAGCCGAAGATGCTGCAGAAATATTTGGATGAGCTGAAGCTAATGTAAAGTTAGGATATGTACCCGTAATAGTCATATTACCTCCATTACTAAATGCAACTGTTTGATCGTATTTATTGGTACTGCCTTGTGCTATATTATCAGTTGTTATAGTTGCATTTTCAAATACACCTGTACTGCTATTATATTTTAACAATTGATTATTAGAAGCACTTGAAACAGTAACATCTGATAAATCACTAAGTTGTGCAGCAGCAGCAGCGCCCCCCAAAGCTATAGCAGAAACACTTCTATGTATTCCACCTGTTAAAAATTTTGCTTCAGTTGCAGACGATAAGTTTGTAGCATTACCTCTTACTATAAGAGCACCTAAATAGATAGCCTGATCTGTTGTATTACTTGACTCTGTAAAACTTTCAAGCTGATATTGTTCTTCTGCTACAGAAAGAGATATATATTCTTCTTTACCATAATAAGCAACAATAGTATTTATTTCATTTGGAAAATAATATAATCTTTGTACAGAAAATTTAGTTGCTGTCATAGAGGCAAGTGTTCCTGAACTGTCATCATATTTAGTAGGATCAATAGCTGTATAACCAGCACCATCATTTGTATCTAGTGTATGTCCTGTAGAACTATCTGCATAATATCTATGTATAACTGCGTCTGTTTTTGCAGCATCTGAAACAAGAGATGGATTATTAGGATCTGAAGCGTAGTTTCTACCAAATGCCCATGCAACCCCCGCTGCTCTATTAAGTTTTAAATTAGATCCATTTGCAGTAACTTTATGACCAGATTTTTTCATCGGCCCAAAAATTCTTGAAAATTCTTGTAATTGAGGAATTGCTCCATATGCAGTTACAGGGAATGTTTTTACAAAATCTATAGTTCCGCTTGTATGAATTATTGATCCTATAATAATATTATGCGCTATTAACGCGTCTGTAAATGGAGTTGTTTGTTGGTTAACACTTCCTGCTGAATCTATATATACCCAAGTATTTAACTGCTTATCGCTACCGCTATTTAAACCGGAGCATGTAAATGTTTGTTGAGACCAAGCTACGTGTTTTATTTCTGGGTGTGGTTCCCCTGAGCCTCCCTCTTTATTTAAATCATTAACTATACCAGTCCCCGCTGCAATTGTAACTTGGGTGTTATTAGCTTTAGTAAGTGCACCACCACTTGTAATACCAGACGGAATATTTTCAGTAACATCATCTATAGATAATTCTTTATCATCATATCTAAAATGTAACACATTAGTAGAATCTTTAGCTTTTAAAAATATTGCGTTATCATTGGATGTTGTGCTAGCTGAATTAAAAGTTAATACATTATCTACTGTCATATTATCAGCAGAAGCATCTGCTGTAACAGTTAAATTATTAGCAACATTTAAGTTATTACTTATAGTTACATCATTTGGTAATCCAATTGTCCATGTTCTGTTTGTGGTTAAATTTTGCGCCGAAGTAGGTGACGTTTCTATTTCATTTGTAGTACCCGAAATAGTTAGTGTAGTATTTTGATCAAGTATTGTTGGTTTGTTTTTTATAAAAGCATCATCATTTGTGTCTGATTCATTCCAATCAACTTGTACGTTTTGCTCTGCATTAGCGGCTATATTTGTAAGTTTTGTTCTTTCAGCTCCAGTAATTATAGCTCCTGATCCAGCACTTGTTACGTCAGCAAGATCTGTAACATCGTGATTACTAAGTACCGTTAAATCTGTTGGTTTATTTTGTATAAATGCATCTGAACTGTTGCTGCTTTCATTCCAGTTAGCTTGAACGTTAACCTCGGCACTTGCCGCAATACCGTTTAATTTTGCTAATAATGTATCTGTAAAATCATTTGCAGATAATCCTTTACCAGATACTGTAGCAACTTTACCATCTAATGCCGTTTGTAAACCAGCTATGTTAGATATAGCTAAATTGTCTAGTGTTGATTTATTTGCTTCAATAAAATCAACAACTTCTTGTAAAGAGTCTAAATCTACATTATCTGATGTTAATAAAGTATTTATTGTATCAATTAATGCTTTTAATGTTTTGCCTTGTTCTGCAGACAATGGTTTTCCAGTTCCACCAGTTGTTAGATCATTTACAATATCTGTATATAATATTCTATCATTAATAGTTGCAACAGAGATCCTTTCTGCGTCGGTTATAATAGCACCTGAGCCGGCTGAAGTTACATCGTTTAACTCAGTTACAGAAAAAGAATTTAAATTTTTAAGGTTATTACCTAAAGTTGAAATATAATATTCTGAATCTTTTATTAGTTTTCCACTTGCATCTTGATTTGAAACGCTCAATACTTTATAAGTTCCAGATGTTGAATCAGTAACAGAGTTAACTCTATATATACCAAAATTATTAGTATCTCCTTTTTTTGTTATTCTAACATCATATCCAGCAAGTACATCTATGTAATTTGATACATCACTGTTTTGTAAATTTTTATCACTTAAGTATATAGTTTGTATGTCTGAAAAATTAGTAGAGGAATAACTTCCGGTACCTGTTGTAATAATACCAAATTGATCTCTGTCTACATTATAATCTAATGCTTTAAATACAATACCATCAAATTGCTTAATAAAGTTTTCGCTATTAGCAAGATCTAATAAACTTTGTACTGAAAAGTTTTTTGTTATGTTATCGCCAGAATTGGACCCGATAACTTTGTCGTTAAGATTTAGATCAACGTCTTGATCGTATGTAAATATTCTTGCCATTTTTATTTATGTTTATTATTTCCAAATACTTTTTCCACACCTCTCGAACCGAAATAGCCTCCGATTACAATAGTGAGAAGGCCAGTAATTGAATCAAGTGGATAGCCCATATACCAGCCAGCCACATAACTTATTGTTAAAAATACGAGTACTAGAGGCCGAACATTTGAAGCAAGCCAACTTCCTGATCTGGCATCCGCCACCCAACGTTTTGTTGTGCCATCTATTTCAGCTCTTTCTATTTCTAATTTTTTAAGAGCTATAGCTTTATCGCCCTCGGACATATCACTACCACCAATTATTGCTTTTATAACAGAGCCCACTGGAGTGTCACCAGCAATTGCTCCAACAACATTAGGAATTTTATTTAATAAAAATTTTCCAACCCCGGTGTCTTTAAATTTTTTTTTATTGCTCATTTAATTTTATTTTTTTCTTTTTACGCAGTTATTAACCATTTTGGTTTTACCGCTTTTAGTTTTTCTACCACTAGGTGATTTTTTTTTGCCTTTAGCTACGTAACCTTTCCAACAAGATGCAGCTTTTTTTCTTTTAGCCATATTTTATAATATTAACAGTTCCACCTTCTTCTAGCAGCTTTACCTCTTTCCCCGGTCCAGCCTCTAGATCTAGCACAAAATGATTTTCTTCTATTAGCAGCTTTACTACCTGGCTTTAATTTACTAGGAGGTGTTGTTACTGCTGTTTTTAATTTAGAACCAGGATTGTCAGCTTTATATTTATTTACACCTTTTTGTGACATACCACCACCTGCAGCCGCACCTGTTCCTGTTGGATTAGCTTTATTATAATATCCTAAAGATTTTTTCTTTGACGGTGCTGGGGGTTTTTTCATTAAAGGTGAAACCCTTTTAGTTATTGGTTTATACATTTGTAATATCTTTATATATTGTTTTGCCTTTTTCTTTTATAGCTTTTAATATTCTTTTACGCCCTTTTCCACCACTTACATAACTAACATGCACCCAAGAAGGGTTCACATCATCTCCAAATTCCCATATAAGCTGATCAAAAGGTAAATTTTCTTTTATATAATTAAAGTAATCAGCATTTGTATATTTGTTGCTATACACGTCGTCTATATCAATTGCTTCCCCTTTACAATGTTGTGAGTTTTTTGACCCTCCGATTTTTGTATTTAATTTAGGTGAACGATAAAATGAGGATATGTAAATAGGTTCCCCTACAAATTTTCTTAAAGGCTCAAAAATATTATTAGCCGTTTCCTGCATCTTTGCTAAAATAGCACCATCTGGAAAATTATCAATCCCTAATCGTTCTGCTGTATTTGATTTAGTAGCCTCTGTGAGACTTATATGATCTGTTAATTTCATTAGTCATTATCACAATCACATATCTCTTTCCCAACTTTAGTAGTGCAGGATGAACATGATTTAGTTTGCTGCTTTTTTTGTGCGTGTGCTTTTGTTGTAATTGGTATTGCCGTAGGCCCTGATTTTCCCATAACTATGCTTTTTTTATTTGTTTTTTATATGCTTCCGCCTCCCATCCGTAATGTTTGGCGCCTTCTTTCATATTTTTTCTAGAATATTTTTTTCCATTCCAATAGACATAATCTGTATCGTACCATAATCTACCGTCTTTTATTTGTTGCCTGTGTGTTTTTTCGTGAGATAACGCAATTTTTTGTTGAACAGGTGAAAGATTTTTATTAATTACTATCCTTCCGCTATTATAAGTTTCTCCATGAATTTCTTTGGGTAATTTTTTATACTCAACTTTATTTGTTACCTTTTTCTTTTTCATCTTGTTAGATCTTTATTCATCTTATTAATAGCAGAATTATATACTTTATCTCTGTAGCTGTTGTTTTTATTAAATATACTGCGTCTAGAAAATGGCAAATCTTCTTGTCCTAATAATACTCTATAAATCCTGCTAATTAAATATTTACATTTTGTTGAAACATTATATACAGTATATTTTATAGTAGTTCTATTTCTATTTGTGTATACTTCAATCCACCCGTTTTTTCTTAATTTTTCCCAACGATTTTTATCCCAAGAATAAATATAGGTGCCATTGATATAATCATTACGCGTAAATTTACCAAGACAATCAAAATGAATAAGTAATTCTAAATCACTATCAGTTAAATTATATGTTTTACAAGCCCATTTTCTAACAAGCCTGTAATATTTAAACAGCCCTATCTTCCTAATAACAGAAGAATCAAGTTTCATAATACGGCAATAACGTCTTGTTCTTTAATTACAAAAAACAACTCATCATTAAATTCGATCCCATATCCGGCATGTTTATCATAATATATCATGTCTTTACCAGATAGCCCTTCTACTAAATTGCCTACAGATACAACAGAGGCCTTTTGGTATCTTACATCGTTTTGATGTTGCTCAGCTAAAATTAAACCGCTTTTGTTGGGTTTTGGTTTTTCTTTTAGCTTTTTAATTATTATGTATCTATTTACAGCTCTCATTGTTCTCTCACATTTGCGATTACACAATTAGCTGACATTATAGTTGTGGCAACTGAAGTGGCATTTTTTAAGGCTGTTTTTGTGACAAGCACTGGATCAATAATACCCTCCTTAACTAAATCACAAGATTTACCAGTAACTACATTTATCCCTTTACCTTCTTCGTGATATGGGCCATATTTTATACTTGCGTTTTCTAATATTGTTTTATAAGGAGATTTTATAGCTTTAAATAAAATTTCCTCCCCTATATTTGTAGCTTCAAAATTATCAGATGCGTTGTGCAGCGCAATACCAGCTCCTGGAACAATTCCTTCTTTAAGAGCTGCTTTAACAGCATATATTGCGTCTTCTACTCTATCTTTCTTTTCTTTTAATTCTACTTTACTATTGGCACCCACATATATTATTCCTACTCCACCGGATAGCATTGCTTTCCTATCTGTTAATTTTTTTAATAAATAAGGATTTTTTTCTTCTTTAGCTCTTTTTTCAATTGCTTGTATCCTTTCTTTAGTTGAATCATTTATAGCATTAGTTGTAATTACAGTATCTTTTTCATCAGTAACAACCTTAATTGCTTCTCCTAAAACAGATTCATCAATCAAATCTAAATCATCACCTAATTCTTCATTAATTACTTTAGCCCCTGTAACAGCAGCTAAATCATCTAACATTTCTTTTCTTAAATTAGCAAAACCAGGAGGATCTATTACATTGGCTTTAATATTACCTTTTACTTTATTCATTATTAAAGCGGATAAAGGTTGTGCACCAACAGGTCCTATAATTAAAATAGATCTTTTATTTTTTATAGCATACTCTAAAACCGATTGAATTTTTCTTATAGTTTCAATTTCAGTATCTACAAGAAGAATTAAAGGATTTTCAAGAATAATTTTATTTTTTTCTTTATCGGTTATAAAGTGTTGAGATTTTATACCAGAATCAAATTTTACACCATCTACAATTTCGACATAAGTTTGTTCATCGTCTGATTCCTCCATTAATACAACACCTTCATTACCTACTTTTTTATAGGCATCAGCGATTAAGTCGCCTAAAACTGTGTCGCTATTAGTAGAAATATTAGCCACATGCTTTAACATATTTCCTTTAACTTTTACAGCAACTTTATCAAGATATTTTATTACTTTTTTAGTAGCATTATTTATACCTTCTTTTATTAATCTTACATCATTAATTTTGCTGTCCCAATATTCTTTTAATATGGAGTGTGCCAGTACGGTCGAAGTTGTCGTACCGTCACCGGCCTCTTTAACTGTTTGCTGTGCTGCCTCTTTTATGAGGGTTGCTCCAATATTTTCTGTGGCATCCATAAGGATTACGCTGTTTGCAACAGTAACTCCATCTTTTGTTACTATAGGTCTTCCAGTGCCGTCTTCATATATAACGCATTTACCGGAAGCGCCAAGCGTTGAAGAAACTGCTTTAGACAGCTTCTCCACACCGGCCATGACTTTTTGTTGTGCAAGATCACCAAAATGAAGATCTTTTACAATTTCACTAGGATTATTAAATTCCATTAGATTTGATTTTTATTATTTATTATTTAAATGTTTTCACTACAATAGGTCCTTCTGATAATTTAAGTTTTCTTTTATAGTGTTCAATTGAAGAATCGATAGCTTTTTCTGCACCATCTATTGTTTCCCTTCTGGTAACTCCATTCCAAGAATCATTATTTTTAAATTCTGTTTGATAGTATCCATTAGGTAATTCTGTTATTCTCCAGTTGCTTTTTTCAGCATAATTTTTCCAAAGCTCTTTGGTTTCTTCGGATAATTGTGGTTCTGAAGTCCATGTATTGGACTTGTAATAAAAATAGGTCATAATTAAGGTTTTTTGGTTAAAAAAAAATTTTCTGCATTTATCCCTGCAGTTGGGATTTTAGGTCATCTATTTGGGTTTGTTGTTCTTTTACTGTTTCAATCAGCAGCCCAATTATACCATTATAATCAACTGCTAAGTGTGAAGATTCGTCTTCTAAATCGTTTACTTTAGAAACGAGCGAAGGCATAACACCATCCACGTCTTGTGCTATAACACCCCCGCTTTGTTTACCGTTTCTTTTCCAATCAAAGGTAACCCCGTTTAGTTGTTTAACTTTTTCAATTGGGTTATCAATATTTTTAATATTTTCTTTTAAATTTTCGTCAGATGCTATTGTCGTTGAAAAAGCAACAACATCTCCATCAACTTGCAAATCCCCATCAGCTTCCAGCCTCATTTCATTATTACTATTAACAAAGAAATCAATTTTAGTATTATCTGTTGGCCAAGATGTATATGTGTTGGCTTGTCCTCCTTTTGTTATAGTTCCAAGTTGTGTATCACCCACACAATCATTAGCTAATTTAGCAGAAGTTACCGCATTTGCAGCAATTTTAGCTGTTGTAACGTTATTATCTAAAATTTTTACTGTTGTAACCGCATTGCTAGCTATTTTAGTATCAGTTATAGCAGAATTCACTATTTGAGAAGTTCCTGCAGCATTATCAGCTAAAAGTGCATTTGTAATTGCATCATCAGCTATAAGTGCAGTTGTTATTGCATCATCTGCAATCATTGCAGTTACTATAATATCATTGACAAGATGGTTTGCATCCAGGGCCCTAAATTCTAATGCATTTCCTGCAGCGTTAACAGTTAATATTTGATGAGCACTACCTATAGAGCCAGGTGTGTCATTAAGTGCTGTAAATGTAGTAGAACCTACTTGATCAGTATCAATCCATTTTAATCCTTTGTGAGCTGTACTTCCTTGATTGTTTACATCTACCGCTAAAACTTTACCAGATGTACCTGTATTTACTGTTGTAAAATGATTGACATTGGCAACTTTAAAATCTTGAAATTGTAAAGCATTTGTTCCAGCATTTACCGCAAGCATTTGTCCAGCTGACCCAAAAGAACTGGGAGTATCAGACATTGCTATAAAAGTACTAGCACCTGATCCTGCTGTAGTCCAAACTAATGCTCCACTACTATTTAAAGAAAGCACTTGTCCATTTGTACCAACAGATGGCGATAATTTTGCAGCAGTTACTGCACTGTTTGAAATATTAGAAGTACCAACAGCACTGAGTGTTGCTAGCGAGCCCGCATCTGTAATATGAGACATTACATGCGTATGATTTGCTTTAGCTACCCTCGCCGCATTTCTATCTGTGGTAGATGTTTGCAAATCTGCAAATGCAGAACTACCGAAAGTGAACGTAGGGTCTGTTCCTGAAAACCCGCCACCTAAATCAAAAGTAAGTGTATTACTATTTTGTGTAACAGCCGATAAATAATAATTAGCTGTTGAGTTGGCGGCCCATGAGAATCCATCAGCACCATCTGAAACTAAAGCATGTCCTGAAGTGGGTGAATTTGAAATTTTTAATTTTTCTTCTGTTATAGCTCCTTCAGCAACCTTAAGTGTTGTTATTGAGTCGTTAACTATTTCATTTGTATCAACTTCACTTTTCCATGCCAATGTGCCTAAAGCCGTTGTGTCTATATCGCTAATCGATAATCCCGATGCTAGTTGTGTTTTAATAGATGCAACACTTTCAAATGCAGCCGATCCAAATGTAAAAGCTTGATTTGCGGCCCCATTTACTGAAAATGTTAATACATTACCATCTCTTGTTATACCATTTAAATAAAAGTTTGTATCGGATAGGTTTGCAGCATTTACCCATGAAAATGAACCATCCCCATCGGATTGTAATAATTGTCCTGATGTACCATTACCTGAAACATTTAAATAATATGCGGTAATATCATTTTCTGATACAACCGCAGCGGTATTAAAAGTTTTATCTGATGCCATAAAGGCACTAGAAGCTGAAAAAGCTGCTGTACCTAGTGTTAATTCTTGATTATCTGTACCATTTACATTAAAAGTGACTACACCTGTTGTAGAATTTACTGTTATAGCACTTAAATAATAATTTGTATCTACAACACCTCCTGAAGATAAAGATATAAAGTCTATTAAAGAGCCTACAGAAAAATTTCTTGTAACATTTGTGTTCTCAGCGTCCGATCCTATAAGAATGTCGTCCCTGGACAGCACTAAATCTCTGTCATATGTAGATATTCTAGCCATTATTTTTTAGTTTTAATAAGTGAAGTGACGGGTTTCATTTGAAGAGGAGTTTCCATTGAACTAATAAATTCATCGGTTTTTTGCGCATCAACATTAGCCTTTTTCTTTCTTTCTTCTTGCAAAGCTTTATATTTCCCAGACAAATCCATTTTTTCTGTAACTACTCTATCTTGGCCTTCATTATCAAGCCCAACGCCCATTCTTATAAATTCTTTAGTTCTTTGCTTTCTATTAGCTAATTTTTCTTTTATAAGAGCTTTAGCCTCTGGGGAATCGTCACCAAGTTTACGTCTAGCTTTTCGCGCAAGTCTAGCGTCTTGACGTTCTATTTGAGTTTTCCTTTCTTTTTTTGCCATGAGTATTTTATCTTCTGACCCTTGAAGTAATGGGTCTCATTTTTAAAGGTGCAGTTTCTTTTTCCTTAAGTTTTGGAGCTGTACCCTCTGCGCTGGGCTTCCCAGCTGTAGTTTTTTCTCTAGGTTTAACTCTTTCAAGACCCGACAGATCAGCTTTTGGTTTAGCTGAAGTTAATCTTTTTTTCTTAATTTCTGAAACAGAACCTTCTACTACGACTTTAGAGCCGTCTTTTAATGTTCTTTTCATGGTTCTTCCATCTGGGCCTGTTTTAGTCCCTGCAATTGTAGAGCCATACATAGCACCTTCGCCACCGGTACCTTTCATTTTAACATAGGTTTTTGTTCCTATTCTTCCAGCCCCTTCTCTCTTTGCCATTGTGCTTTGTTTTCTAGCTTCATCAAAATCTTTATTTTCTAATGATTTTTTTAGTTTTGCTGCTCTTGAAGCACTCCTGCCTTTTTCAACAGTTTTTGTAGTAATAACATTTTTACCACCTCTTTTTCTTTTTTTTTCTTTTGTACTGGTGTCTAGTACAACATCCCCGTATTTATTTTTTGGCATGATTATGTATTTTTTGTGTTATTAATGGATTTTGTTGCGCTTCTGTTTGTTTTTACACTAACAAACCGGTTTCTATTGTGATCATAGTCCATGCCGTCTAAATTTTTACCGGCTTTAAGGGCTTTTCGTCGCAACTTTTGATTTTCTGCTTTCATTGCTCGACGCCGCGGAGTCATCGCGGTCTTTTTATCTCGCAGTGCTTTACGGCGTTTTGCATATATTGAAAGAGCTTGTTTAGACATTAGTCCATACCTAGTTTACCTTTTATGTACTTTTTAGCTTTATTGTAAGCTTTAGGTATTTCTACAGCTAAATCAGTGGCACCCCTTTGTTTACCAACGTTTGCTTTAATTTTTCCACCAGCAAATTTTCTTTGTCCTGCGCTTGCTTGCATTCCAGATCCTGCTTTTCCAACAGATAGTCTGTCTCTTCTTTCAGCATCTGTTTCTTTACCTTTAGTTTCTTTCTTTTTTTGTGTAGTTTGCTTGATAGGAGAACCTTTCCAAGCCTTCATTACTCCAGATTTGGGAGTCATTTTAAATGGTGAGCTCATTGTTTTATATTTTTAAAGTTTAACATACATGTATACAGTCTATTATTACGCGTTTAATTCATTTTTTATATTTAGAGTAAAAACCTACTATATATTATATTATAGTGCAATTTTTCTAAAAAGGGACAGTTTTATGAAAATAGTGACGTTTGCCTGCTATTATTATATATATAACTACCTTTTGTCACACTGCTTCAAAAAATTTTATTAGATATAATGAGGTGAAATGTAACGCCTAACGTATTGGGTACCAGCCCGTTACAGAAAACCCTTTTTCCGAACCCACCCCCCTAAGTTACTGATTGTCAACTAGTTGGTTTTACCTTTTCCGTACTTGTTTTGTACACACTAAATACGAAACTAATCGGATAATATAAATAAAAAACCTCCCGTTCGTTTTAGCTTTTGTGTATAGCAAATGTACACACCAAATACGAATCCTTTCGGATAATAAATATGAATGATAAAAATATAATTATGTATAATATAAATAAACACACAATAAAAAATATAATAAGTCAAGAGTTATTAATGTTACATTCTAAAGATTTTAATTATCACGGTACGAAAACTCAAATAAAAAACATGAAAGATATTTATGAATATATTTTATGTACACACTAAATACGAGTTGATTTGGATAATATATATGAACTTAAAATAATAATACTATGACTATTAAAATTTATGACCAAGACACTAATAATTATATAGATGAAATATATCTAACTAATATTAATAATAAAAAAGAGATAGAACAAAATATAGAAGAATACTATAATTTAAATAAAATATATTATTCAATAGTTTAAGACCTCGACCAATACCTAACTAATAAAATATAATAATAAACAAAATACATACTTTTATGGATATTAAATTAATAAGAAGAATAGAAAGACAAAATAAAAACACAAATAAGAAAATGACAATGTATAGTCTTGGACAAAAGAGTGTTACACGAATAAGTTTTAGTAAAAATGCCTTATGGAATTATTTAGATTATACTAAAGAATATTATGCACATACAAGATTACATACCTAATACGACTAAAATTGGATAATATAATTGAATATAAATAATAATAAAATGACAAAACTACATAAAATAATAAACAGTTACAAAAATAATAATATGAACAAAATTAGATTAAGTTATAATTTAAAGAACTATTATAATTTAACTGAAGAAGAAAGACTAACTATAGTAAAAAATATTTAAAATGACCAATAGAGAAATAATTAGAAAAAATTTAATGTTAACAAACAATATTATGGGCAAAAGATTTAGAATAGAATTAGGAATATTTCTACACGAATATTCAAAGAATTTATGGGACTGTGATGGTTTTGATTTATTACCTGAACAGAATAAAGAATGGATACGAAATAGTGTCTTAAACGAAATGGATAAACAATTAAGATTAAAATAATATAAAATGAGCAACGCATATAATATAGGCAGAATTTTAGGACTAGTAAGAACTTTAGAAACAGACTTACATTTAATAGAAAACCTTTGTATAAATGAAGAATCTATGGAATATAGAGAAAAGACTGGAAAAAGATTAGTTAAAGAAGCTAATGAAAGACTAAGTGAAATATATAAAATCGCGGACGAATTAGAATTAATTTAAATGCTATACACAATGGAAAATAATAATAAATATGAGGGGTGGACAAATTATGCCACATGGAGAATAAACCTAGAATTATTAGGAGATTATGATTGGGCTAATGAAGTTTTAGAAAGTGATAATGAAAGCTGGAGACCAGATGTTGACTATTTAAAAGATTTAGTTGAAAACTGGGTTTTTGAGAATCATACAGGAAGTTTAGGCTTGGTTGAAGATTATGCGAGAGCTTTTGTTGATCAAGTAAATTACTATGAAATATTAGAACATATTTTAGAAGATATAGACAATGAATTAAAAGCAAGAGGAGATGAAAGTTGATAATAATAATTATGCAGGTGGAAAAACTGTAAAAGAAATGGAAGAACAACTAAAAAGATGTTTGGACTTTGAAGAAAAATATGGAAAATCTATAAGAACCACTTCTTGGATCAAATGGTGCACGAGTGAAAAATATAGAAAAAGATCTCAGGATTTTAATCAATCAATTGCCAGAACAATGAGGAGTATGAATCCTGTTAAACTATATAATATAATAAATAACAAATAAAATTAAATAAAATGGAAAAAACTAAACAAAGATTAAGAGACACTTATCCTCAAGTAGAAAAATTAGAGGATTATTTAAATATAGAAATTACCGACAATGACTGGACAAATAAAGACTTAGAAATCACTGAATGGAATACAGCTGATGGATATGAAATATATGTAATGAGTGAAGACTCTTCACAATTAAATTGGGAAAATGATGTTTATTATTATAAACCTGACACGGAAACAGTACTGGAACGTATTGAACAAGCAAGTTTAGATTTTGGTGAAGGTGCTAGAATTTTAATATATGATATTGAAGAGCATTTACCTGAAGACGAAGTTGAAGATTGGATAAATAGTAAAACAGAAGAAGATGAGTAAAACAAAAGAACTTAGAGTTTTAATTGATAAAATTAAACTACAAACTAAAACAGAATTAGATAGAATTGTTCACTGGGAAGTTACAGACTGGTCAGAAGATAAAGAAAGTTATATAAAAAAAATTATCTCTGAAGAATTATTCCATGAATATAATAAAGAAAATAAATAATATGAAAATGCTATACACACACAGAAAATATTCAAATTGCTGTGACGCTTGGCCTTTAAGTGAGGTTGACGAATACAACACGGGGAGATGTTCTGCGTGTTTAGAAGGAGCAGTGTTTATTGATGAACACATCAAATACGAATAAAACTGGATAATATAATTGAAATGAAAACATTTGATAGATATAAAATAAATTTAAAACAAGTAGGTAACGACATATATTCATATGATACTCACGTTGCTGAAATAATTGGGGATTACCTTTACAAACTTAAATGGAATGTAGGAAGTATGACATCAAGCCCAACTACAAGCAAGCATATTAATTATGCAGCAAATGAGCTTGGTTTAACAGTAATTGAAAACGGCCAATGGAAAGATGAATACTGGCCAACTTTAAGTTCTGACGAAAAATTAAAATTTAGAATAAAATAAATAATATGAACAAAAAACAATTGCCAGATAATTGGTGGGATCTAGGTATCAACCCAATTGTAGGATATAAATTACCAAAAGTAAGTTTTAAAAAACAACATAAAAGAAATAAATGGGAATATCCTCCTGAAGAAGATATAAAACTATGAAAACAAAAATACAATTTACAATTAATAATCAATTTAGAGTTATTTGGAAAAATGGAGAAATTTTTGGAGGATATAAAGACTTTAGCAGTAAAGAACTGGCTGAAAAATTTATTAAAAAATTAAACACAGAATATGAACAGTAAAATAATTAAAAAAACAGTAGAAAATACTTTTAATACTAAAATAGACACACGTTCAAGAGAAAGAGATTTAGTATATATAAGAAGTATTTATTATAAGCTTTGTAGAGATTTCACAAGGGAATCATTATACTTAATTGGAAAAAATGTTAATAGAGATCATGCTACAGTATTACATGGCCTTAAAGTTTTTGATCATATTATTGATAATTTTTGGGAAAAAGAATTAATGGATAAATATTTAGGTATTAAAAAAAGGATACAAGGTAAAGTTAAAATAGAGGTTAAAAGTTATGACCCTGATAAATTTTATAGAGATAAATATAGAATTAAATTATTACAAAATATAAATATGTATCGTTTTACAAAAAATTGTATTAACATACTTGAACAAAGAGAATTTAAATATTCAAATAAGTTAAAAAAAGAACTTAATGATATAATTAATGATAATCAATACTAAATTAAAATGGGAAATTTAGAACAAATAAGAAGAATAGAAGGATTAAGTAATGCAACAGAATTAATTGAATCTACATTTAAAGAAATCTATAATGATTTAATAGAAGATGGATTTGAAACAGATGAGATAATACATTATATAGAAGCTAAAGCAAACAAAACCCTTCTAAATATGCATTTAAAAGAAATAGAAGTAGAAGCAATAATAGTTTAATTGCTATACACAGGGAAAAGTCTGGAAGCCGAAAGGTAGAAAGGTGATATAAACAGATAAAAGAGTATAAGACTATCATAGAGCATCTCTAACATTCCAGTTTCACCCGTTCCCTAACTTATACAAGAGCGAGGTAGAGCAGTGGTAGCTCGTTGGGCTCATAACCCAAAGGTCGCAGGTTCGAATCCTGCCCTCGCAACTAAATATATAAATTATGAAAAATAAATATGATATGAAATATATTGATGAAAGAATAGAAGGAATGATTATTGCTAAACTTTCTTATTATAGATTAAGAGTTAGAGATTTAGTAAATAAACGTCATGCTGCTAATTATCCTGATTTACATTATATTTCTGTTACAGGAGCAATAAGAGACCTTAGGGTGTGGATGCAAATGGCTAAATTAATTGAAAAAGCTTATGATGGATTTGTTCCATCAGAACCTTACGCGATTTATATGGCCAAAAAGCTTACAAATTAAATACAAACAATTAAAGATAATATCAACATGAGCATAAAAGATTTAAAAGAATACGTAATAAATAAACGCAAGGCCCAACAAAAAAAATGGGAAGAAGACGTCAAAACGTATGGCGCATGCCAGCCTCTAACACTAAAAGAGTATCTTAAATATAAAGACATTATAATAGCTGGTAAAAAAAATCATAAAATAAAATTCGTGCATAACAGATTATGGAAAAGAAAATAAAACCTGAAGAACTTGCTTCTACTATGTGGGATTTTGTGCACGATATAAATTGTGGCTATTACGACGGTGGTAATCCTCTTGACAAGGATTTAATGGCTATTAATGAAATAATTGAAGCTGCCGAAGAGATTATTACAAATAAAGAACATATAATTAAAGATATAATTAAATGACAAACGCGGAAATAGATAAGTTGGCTGATGCAATATTAAATAAATTAGTAGAGCATTGGAAAAAGGAAGAGAATCAACAACACCATTATGTAGTAACTGATGAATTTGGAAATTCTAGAAATGTAACTGAATATGAATATTTACAATATGAATTACATAAATTAGAACAACTAGAAAAAAGGTATGCTAAAAATGAGGAATTTGAAAAAGCAAATATAATAAAGAATAAAATAAATAGACTAGTAAATAAAATTAAAAAATTATGACAAATTTAATCACGGAAAAATTAAAAGTAGATTCAAGGGCCATAAAATATATGGTATATAACTACGACCTTAGCACATTAAAGGTTAAGTTTAATTATGGTGGGGAATATACATATTTTAAAGTATCAACAGATGAATTTATATCTATGAAATATGCCCCCTCTATTGGAAAACACTTTAATGAAAAAGTAAAAGCTAAATATCAATTTATATAATGGGTAGTTTTTTACTAGGAATTGTAATGATGCTAAGTGGATGGATAGTAGCTATATTTGAAGAACAATTTGGCAAATATAGTATGGCTATTCTATTACCAATAATGTTTATTATAGATAGCGCAGTTATATTTTTTTATTGGAGTATAGGGCTAGATAAGTTGACAATAGGATCCGGTGTAATTATAGGAACGTTATTAAAACTTATTATATTTGCTTTATATAACAAATACAACGACGTATAAATTAATTGCTATACACGGTTGAAAACTAATAAAAGAAATACGATAAAATGCAGTCAATGCAATATGCAATTCCCAGGTGGTTTTGAGTACAGAATTCATTGGGAAAAAATGCATTTAAAAGAAGCTATTAAAAATAAAGATAAAAAATAATATAACATATTGGTTATGAGCAGATTAAAATTATATAGACACTTTTTAATTACTAATTACAGTAACATAAAAACAAAAATAGATGATTTTCGAAAAGCTAAAAACAAGAAAAACAAAACACGTAGAGATAGTAGGTGACCATATATATTCTTTACACTCAAAATTAATGAGAGAAGTATTAGATTTATATGGCCTGAAAGGGCATGATCTTACTATTAAAGCAAAAGAAATGCAGTGTAAAGTTACAAGAATAAAAAAGTATAAAAAATATTTAGATCTTGTAAGACTGTGACGATAGTAAATTAATATAATATAATAGCAGGCTAATGTCATATAGAAATTTAGCATATTTAAACAGCCGTCGACTAATTTATAGACGAGGACCCTTAACTGACACCCCATCTGAAAAATTTATTTGGGGTGACTTTTATAAGGATGGAACTTATCAATGTTATGAGTTGTTTAAAAGTAAAGCCAAAATAACATCGTATAAATCATTTAAATGGCATATCTTAGTGCTGTGGTATTTAAATGCTAATATGAATTTGAAAGAAATTACTGAATTAGCTATGTTTCTTGCAAATAAAGAAAATGGGTTTGTAAGCATAACTTTATCTCCCACAACAATACAATACATTGTAAATGAGGTTGATAAAATAGATCTTGAAAGGCCACCTAAAAATAAATTAAGAAAAATAATTTTTAAAGATCGATCAGGATTAGATAAATTAGAAAAATTAAGAATTGTAGGAAAATTAATTGGTAAAAAGAAGAAAGCAGAGCCCAATGATATATATGAAGCTATGATGTATATTAACCATGCTGAACAAAAAATTACTATCAATTCAATAGCTAAAGTATTAAGTGTATCAACTAGAACAATATATAGGAATATAACTAAGGAAATTAGAGAAGAAAAAATATTGTTAAATGAAGAAATATAATATACAAAACTATATAAGACTAAAAAACGAATTATATGTTTATGAAAATTCCTCTAAAAAACAAAATGAAAGAGAGATACTAATTATATCAAATATAAAAATGGTAGAAAATATAGCAAGAAAATTTTCAACATCACAGCAAGCTTCCGGCGTTTTAGATATTACAGATCTAATACAAGAGGGAAGTATAGGATTAATACAAGCTGTTGATAAAATTGATTGGGAAAGAATAGACACATCTGATGACCCAAAAAGATCACTTAATAGTTTTTTAAGTAAAAGAATTAAAGGGGCTATACGGCGCGCTATAGATATAAATAGAGGTAATATACGTATACCTGAACATAAATTAAATGATATAAGAAAAAATTCAGCTAAAGAACAAGCAATGGTGCAAGCATTTTTTAATAGTATTTTTTTAAGTATTGATAATCCTTCACCAGATACTAGTATGGTATATGAAATACCAGATAAAGCAAAAGAGTATAATTTAGATATTTTAAATAAATATTTATTATCTATAATGGAAACACATCTAAATATAAAAGAATATGATGTGTTAAGAATGAGCTATGGTTTAGACTGTGATAAAATGACCGCTAAAGAAATAGCCGCTAAATTAAATGTAAAAGGGATAGCCTCTTATGTAAGAATATCCCAAATAAAAAGAGAGGCAATAAATAAATTAATAGAAACCGTAGATCCAGCGCAAGTAGCTGATTTACTTTAACTTTAATCATTAACACGTAATATATATAATATGACAATCCACGAAAAATTAAGTTTAATTCAAAAAGAATTTAAGGCGAAAAAATCGCGTTATAATTCATTCGGCAAATATAACTTCAGATCAGCCGAAGACATTCTCGAAGCATTAAAACCCGTAAATGAAAAACACGGAGTTTATTTTACAGTAACTGAAGAGTTAATTGAAAATACACCTATGCCTATTATCAGAAGTATTGCAACTATTTTTGATAATGAAGGGGCTAATTTTATATCTGCAGCTGCAATTGTAGGGGTTGATTTAAATCAAAAGGGTATGCAAGCACCTCAACAGTTTGGTAGTGCGTCGAGCTATGCAAAGAAATATGCACTTGGCAATTTATTACTAATTGACGACACGGCAGATGCGGATGCAACTAATGACCATGGGAGATTTTTTAAAAGAGAAACATTAAAACCAGACAATACTACTTCTAAAAATACAAAACCGCTTATAGATATGAATAATATAGATCAAGCTAAAAAGTATTTATCAAATGGAGGGAAGTTAAAAACATTAGAAAATAAATATACAATAACTAAAGAAGTAAGAGAATCATTAATTAATGGATAATAAAGAAATTATTGATAAGCTTAAAATAGATGAACATTATTACGGAAAATTTGGAAATCAATATTTAAGCAATTCAGATATTTCCGTATTATTAGCCAATCCTCTTGACTTTAAGCAGCCTTCAGAAAATTCAACGAACTTTTTAATCGGTGGTTATTTTCATACAGCAATACTTGAACCAGATAAACTGAAAAAGTATAAAGTAATTGAGAGTACAACTAGAAACACAAAGAAGTATAAGGAAATTTCTGGGGGAGAGCTATGCTTATTACAGCGAGAAGTTGATATGATTGAAATAATGCGAGACAAGTTATTTGAAAATAGAATTTGTAGAGATTTAATAGAACAAAAAAATAACGAATATGAAAAACCGGGTATTATCGAATTAGAAGGTAATATGTGGAAAGGTAAAGGAGATATTATTAATCACAATGAAAAATTAATAGTTGATCTGAAAACAACAAGCAATGTTTTAAAATTTAAAGCCAGTGCTTATCGATATAATTATGATAGCCAAGCTTATATTTATAAACATATATTTGGATATGACTTTTTATTTATAGTAATAGATAAAACTACGCACCAAATAGGTTTGTTTGATTGTTCTGAAAGCTTTTATGCTTCAGGCAAAGACAAGGTGAAAAAAGCTACAGACGTTTATGAATTATTTTATAAGACTGAAGGTTTTGATCCTAAGCAATATTTTATAACTAAAACACTTTAATTTAAATTTTAATATTATGGCACGAACAAAAAAAAGAACTTGCAGTGTAACAGGTATTACTACTAATGAAAGAAATTTTTATAGTAATCAACCACATGTTAAAGCTGTAGACAATTTAAGACGCGCAACCGGAGCTAATAAAGCTCAACTGACTAGAATGTTTAATCAATTATCAACATATTAATTATGGCAAGCATAATAGCAACGAGTATCGACCTTACCAAGATACCAAAAGAAAAAATAATAACTGGTAAGAAAGGTAAATATTTACCTATAACTGTTACAATAAATGATGAACTAGATCAATTTAACAATAATGGGCCTGTAATTGTTCAACAAACAAAAGAGGAACGTGATGCTAAAACTGAAAAAGTTTATTTAGGGAATGTAAAAGTAGTATGGACTAACGGCAATAATGTTGATGTAGCCCCAAGGGAAGATCAACCCCAGCAATCAAACGCTGCGCCAGTAGAACCAGTAATTAAAGACGACGATTTACCATTTTAAAAACAACTATGAACACTACGGAGATCAATGGATTTTTGATTGATACATTCAATCAATATGATCTGCCAGAAGGGAAAAAAGAGGGCACTTGTCCTCTTTGTTCTTCTAGTAGAAGACCTGAAAATAAGAAAAAGAAGTGTGCTTCTTATGATTGGGAACGGGGTCTCGGTACTTGTCATAATTGTAATCAAACTTTTCAACTTCACTCTTATCAAAGAAAGGGTGATAAAGATAAAGTATATCTATTGCCTGAAGTACATTATAATCCCGTTAGTACTAAGGTTCAGAAATGGTTTAAAAGTCGCGGTATATCTCAGCAGACCCTTGATGCTTTAAAAGTTTCTGAGGGTCTGGAGTATATGCCACAAACGAACAAAAAAGAAAATGCTATACATTTCAATTATTATACGGGTGGAGAATTAGTAAACATAAAATATAGAGATGGTAGGAAAAATTTTAAATTATATAAAGGAGCAGAAAAGATATTTTATAATATTGATAATACCGTAGGACATAAAGACTGTATTATTGTAGAAGGAGAAATGGATGCTTTATCTTTTTATGAAGTTGGAGTGCCTAATGTTATATCTGTACCTAATGGGGCTACATTAAATTCTAATAACCTAGATTATTTAGATAATTGTATTGATTATTTTTCAGATAAAGAAAAAATTATTATTGCAGTTGATCAAGATGAACCAGGTCAAGCTCTACAACAAGAGTTAATTAGAAGATTAGGAGCTGAAATTTGTTATGTAGCTTCTTTTGAAGATTGTAAAGACGCAAATGAATATTTATTAAAATATGGATCTGAAAGATTATCAAAGTGTATTGAACAAGCAAAACCGGTACCACTCGAAAATGTTACAACATTTAAAGAAATTGAGTCTGAAATTACTGACTTTGTTAAACATGGCTTTAAAAAAGGTTATCAAGTTGGTTTATCAAATTTTGATGAAATTTTTTCAACTTACACCGGACAGTTTATTACTGTTACTGGCATACCTTCTTCTGGGAAGTCTGATTTTGTGGATCAAATGGTTGTCGGATATAATGTAAATTATAAATGGAAAACAGCTTTTGCATCACCCGAAAATGCACCTACATATTTACATGCACATAAATTAATGCGAAAAGTATGGCAAGGAATGCCAACACCAGGAGATATTGGCAGTAAAAAATGGCAAGAAGTGGCAGACCATGTAAATGATAATTTCTTTTTTATTGATATGGAAAGGTATACTTTAGAATCAGTATTAAGAAAAGGAGCTGAGCTTGTTAAGCGTAAAGGAATTAAATGTTTGGTTATTGACCCATTTAATAAAATAAGAGATATAGATTCTAAATTAGAAGATGTAAATAGATACACAATGGAATACCTTACTAAAATTGAAATATTTGCTAAAAAATATGATGTTTTAGTTATAATAGTGGCTCATCCTACAAAAATGTATAGAGATGGTAATGGAAAAATAGAAGAGCCTAATATGTATAATATAAAAGGGGGAGGAGAATGGTATGATGCTTCTTATCATGGGCTTTTAGTTCATAGAGATTATGAAAATAAAACAGTAAAGGCTAAAGTATTAAAAGTTAAATTTCAAAACTTAGGAGAAAATGGGGCTGAGGCTCATTTTAAGTGGGATCCAATGTCTGGCTGTTTTATTCCTCAAGAAAATTTTAATACAAAAAATGAGTTAATGCCCTGGGAAAATTAATATTATGAAATCATTATATGCAAAAAAAAGAACTAATTATAAAGGATTATCAAGTACAAAATGGTTCCCAACAAAAGAATATGATAAATGGAATTCATATTGTGTAGACAATAATATAAGAATTTTTCCAATTCCTACAACTAAAGGTATGTATCCTGAAGAATGGAAAATTGGTATTTGTTTAGGGCCTTATAAAAAAGGCGAAAAACCTCATATATCTCCTAATGTTTATACGGTAGATAATATTTATGAAGAAATGGCTAAAATGAAAAAATATTATTATGATAAATATAGAAAATGAATACTTGCAATTAATGGCAGGGGTTCTTTATGGGGGTAAAGAAAAAGAAGACAGAACAGGAACCGGCACAAGATCAGTGTTTGGCAGAATGATAAGACACGATATGAAATGTGGGTTTCCAATATTAACAACAAAAAAAATATATTTTGAAAAAGCACTTGCAGAAATTTTATGGATTATTAACGGAAGAACCGATCTTAAGTATCTCCATGACAACAATATTAAGTATTGGGATTATGATTATAAAAGATCTAAACGCACAGATGGAACTCTGGGTAAAATATACGGCCATCAGTGGCGTAATTTTAATTCTGTTGATCAGTTTAAGGAGGTCATTAATGAAATTAAAAATAATCCAAATTCGCGGAGACTTATGGTTTCGGCTTGGAATCCTTTTGACATGGGTGATATGGTTTTGCCTCCCTGTCATTATGGCTTTCAAATTTATATAAACAAAGGTAAGATGAGTTTAATGTGGCAACAAAGATCTGCTGATATATTCTTAGGATTACCTTACGATATAACCATGTACGGCTTACTACTAGAAATGTTGTGTGCTGGACTTGGTTACGTTCCGGACCAATTGATAGGCAGTTTGGGCGATTGTCATTTATATAACAATCATTTAGATCAAGCTAAACTTCAATTAGGAAGAACACCCTATATCCTACCTAAAATAAAAATAAAAAAGGGTATTGATATAAAAAATGGTGCATTATTTGTACCAACTAAAACTATGATTAATTTAATTAAATACAAACACTATGAAACAATTAAAGCTAACCTTTCTTATTAGTGTATTTGCTATTTTTATGGCCAATGCTCAATGGCTTTCGTTTTCAAAAAACAAAGCTGTAAAATATCAAAACGCTGTAAGAAGTTATTATGAATTAAATCTACTATCTTTGGATAGAGAATTAAGCAGATCTGCTCAATTATGGGCAGAAGAAATGGCGGAAACAGATGATTTTTTATTTTCACCCTATGAATTTGGTGAAACTATATATAGATTAAATAAAAAAGAATTTTTTGAGCCAAAAAACAGTTATTTAGATGCTGCTGTAGCATGGATTCAGGCTTACGAAGAACCTGAATATTATCAAACTTTATGTGTAGATTGTGCTTTTGTAGGATACGGAAAAGCAGAAAACGAATCCTATATTTATATAGTAGCAAAATACGATAAATTATATAAATAAAAAATGTATTATATTTATCACATCCCGGGTAAAAAAATAGGTGTCACACGTGATTTAAATAAGCGTGTGACAAATGCCCAGGGCTATAAACCCGGAGAATATGAGGTTTTAGATGCATCAACAGATATTGATTATATATCTAATAAAGAATTAGCCCTTCAAAGAAGGTTTGGTTATAAAGTTGATTTAAGGCCTTATAAAGAATTAGGAAAATCAAATTATATGAAAACACATACGTCTTCAGAAGCTACTACAACATTTAAAATTCCTTTAAATGAAATAAACGCAAAATTTTTAACAGATTTAGTTATTGAAACAAATTTAGGAACGTTTAAATTAGATGCTAAAGATAAAATTGAATGGATACTAAGTAATATTCACCCTAGCCAATATGGCCCAGAAACCTGTTATATATATAATAAGGCTATGGCAGAAGAAGGTGCATTTCAGAAATACATAAAAGATGTAAGTTTTGAAGAAATAAGAGAATGGGCTGCTTCTAGAAATATAACTTCAAAGGGAGATAGTAAAACTCAATTTGCAAAACTTGTAGAAGAGATTGGTGAACTTGCACAAGGTTTATTAAAAAATAATAAAGCAGAAACAAAAGATGCTATAGGGGATATTATAGTTGTATTAACCAATCTTTCTACTTTAGAGGGTTTTAAAATTGAAGATTGTATGAATCATGCTTATAATGAAATCCAAAATAGAACAGGAAAAATAATAAATGGTACATTTGTAAAAGACACATTATGATAAGAGATCAAATAATAAAACAAGTAATAAATAAAATTAAATCAAGATCTGACGTTGGATTTAAAAAATATGGTGTTACTTTGCATCAAGATGATCAGCCTTTAGATGTATGGTTACAACATATACAAGAAGAATTAATGGACGCTGTAAATTATCTTGAAAAAGCAAGAGCTGTTTTGCGTGAAGAAATAGAGGAGTGCTATATTAGAGATGCGAAGAAAGATTAGAAGAAAAAAGGGACCTGTTCAAGCAAAAAAAATAACTTATAATAATATTAATTTTGCTTCAGGATTAGAGAAATATATGTATGTTTCTTTAAGAAAAAATAAAATCAAAGCCAAATATGAGGGGGAAACTTTTGTGCTTATAAATGGTTTTCATTTTGCTAACGATTCCTATGAAAGACAATCTAATGGTAAAGGGAGCTTTTCTAATAGAGGCGCTAAAAGAATATTACCTATAAAATACACACCAGATTTTATAGGAGATAATTTTATAATAGAAACAAAAGGAAGGGCTAATGAATCTTTTCCAATAAGATGGAAGTTGTTTAAAAAACTAGTTTCTGAACAATTTCCAGAGTATGTTCTATTTAAACCCCAAAATCAAAAAGAATGCGACAAGGTAATAGAAATAATAAAGGAGATGCGAAAGCGTTAGCCAGAAAAAAATACGCAGAAAGGCAAATAAACCATTGGATTAAATGGTCTATGGAAAGCAGAGGTTATATTAAATATAAAGAATTAGTTGAAATTCAAAACCGCTATAAAATAAAATGCTATGGCTAAGAAAATTATTGGACACAATTATAATAAAAAACATAAAATAAAACGAAAAGGAGTTCATGCAAAAAGTAAAACAAGTAAACTTAAAACTAGTAAACTATATCGCAAACCCTACAAATCACAAGGAAGATGATACCACGAATGATACCCGATAATTGGGAAATTACTTTAGGCCTTTATCCTGGAATATTAATAGGAGTAAGGTCTTATATAGAACAAACTTATGTGCAACATGTAATATATTTACCTTTTGTGGATATATGTATTGAAATAGATAAAGAAAATTAATATGGGCTTATTTGATGAAAGAATACCGTATAAACCTTTTGAATATCCTGAATATTATTCAGAAGGGTGGTTAAAACAAGCACAAGCTTTTTGGCTTCATACAGAAATTCCAATGTCTGGAGACGTCAAAGACTGGAATGAAAAGCTGACTAAAGCAGAAAAAAACTTAGTTGGTAATATTTTATTAGGATTCGCACAAACAGAGTGTGCGGTGTCGGATTATTGGACACAAAAAGTAGTGTCGTGGTTTCCTAAACACGAAATTCAACAAATGGCTATGATGTTTGGATCACAGGAAACAATACATGCAGTAGCCTATTCATATTTAAACGAAACCCTTGGATTGGAAAATTTTGAAGCGTTCCTTCAAGACAGGGCAACAATGGAGCGCTTCGATAACTTAATCACTTATAATGGAAAAAACCCTATTGGAATTGCTAAAAGTCTTGCAATATTTAGTGCATTCGCAGAAGGAGTTAGCTTGTATTCTGCTTTCGCTGTTCTTTATAGCTTTCAATTACGTAATCTCCTTAAGGGAGTGGGGCAACAAATGAAATGGAGTGTAAGAGATGAATCTTTACATTCAAAAATGGGTTGCCAGCTATTTAGACATATGTGTGAAGAAATACCTAATTTAAAAGAGCAGTGTTATGACGAAGTCTTTGAGGCAGCTAAAACCATGCTTAAAGCAGAAGAAAAATATATCGATAAAATGTTTGAACTGGGAGACATCGAAAACCTTAAGTCCAACGACCTCAAAAATTTTATTAGAAAAAGACTTAATGAAAAAATCGTTGAACTTGGTTACAGCAACAAACGGCGATACTTTGAATTTGATAAAGAATCAGCAGGTTCCCTTGATTGGTTTTACCACCTTACAGGAGGTCATACCCATACTGATTTTTTTGCTATTCGCCCAACTGATTATTCAAAGGCTAATGAAGGTGAAGATTTTGAAGATATTTGGTAATTATGAAAAAACTATACAACAAATTTTTAGAAAAAATAAGTAAAAATAAATTTAGACAGTGGAAATTAAAACAACCTTTATGGATACAACTTTTAATTGAAATACCTATTTTTATATTTATATTTTGGCTATTAAATTTAATATTTAATCCTTTTGGATACAGAATAACCCCTTGGTGATGGTTAAAGTATTTAAAAGTAAAAATGAAAATATTAGAACTTGTAATATTTGTAAAAAAAAGAAAAAAAGTTCTAAATTTAAACATGACTATAAAAAAACTTGTATAAGGTGTGAATTTAGATGGAAAAGAAGTTTTTTAAGGTTATTAATCCATGATAGAAGACTATCTGCTAAAGAAAGATTAGCTAATAGACTGGGATATATGGGCACAGCATTTATAATGATGTCACCATATTTATTAAATTATGGAAATATAGGGGCTATAACATACGTTATTGGAGGTATTGTTTGTATACCACAAGTATGGGTAGCTAAACAATGGAATTTAGTTGCAGTTAATATTAATGTAAGTATAGGCTATTTAATTTATTTAATTTATATATAAAAAAATGAAAGAAAGCAAATTGATTGAAATGTGGAATAGAATTGAAGTTTTAGGAAGCAATGTTCAACAAATAATTCAAGAATTGCATAATTTAAAAGATTTATCTATAGGTACTATGCAATTAATAAAAAATTTTTCTGAATATGATAAAGCTGTAGAAAAATTAAAAAAAGATTTAAAAGAAAAAACCGAAAAAGAAAAAAAAGAAAAAGAAAATGTGGAATAACAACTGGATAAAAGGTAAAGATTATCCATCTTGGGGTGATACCGACGTATATAAAAAAACAATATCTGGTGGTTATTTAATTAATGGAGAATCACCTCGTGATGCTTATATGCGTGTTGCAAAAACTGTAGCAAAGCGTTTATATAAGCCAGAACTAGCTGAAAAGTTTTTTGAATACATATGGAAGGGTTGGTTGTGTTTAGCCTCACCAGTGCTCTCTAATACAGGTTCTGACAGAGGTTTACCTATTAGTTGTTTTGGAATTGATGTTGCAGATAGTATACAGGATATAGGTAATAAAAATTTAGAAATGATGTTACTTGCAAAACACGGTGGGGGTGTGGGTATCGGAGTTAATATGATTCGTCCTGCCGGAGCTAAAATTACAGGTAATGGAACTTCAGACGGTGTTGTCCCTTTTTGCAAAATTTACGACTCAACTATATTGGCGACCAATCAGGGTTCCGTTAGAAGAGGAGCTGCAAGCGTTAATATCAATATTGAACACAATGATTTCCTCGAATGGTTGGAAATTAGAGAGCCTAAAGGAGATGTCAATAGACAATCTCTTAACTTGCACCAGTGTGTTGTCATTGGTGATAAGTTTATGCGAAGACTTGAACAAGGAGATCCAGAAGCTAGGAAAAAATGGGGGAAAGTACTCCAAAAACGCAAAGCAACTGGAGAACCATATATCCTCTTTAAAGGAAATACAAATAAAGCTAATCCAGAAGCATATAAGAAAAATAGCTTAAAAGTACATATGACTAATATATGTAGTGAAATTATATTACACACAGATGAGTCGCATAGTTTTGTATGTTGTTTATCATCTGTTAATTTAGACAAATACGACGAATGGAAAAATACAAATTTAATTTACGACGCGACATGGTTTTTGGACGGTGTGCTAGAAGAATTTATTCAGCGGGCAAAGAATATGAAAGGATTCGAGAACTCTGTACGCAGTGCGGAGAAAGGGAGGGCGCTTGGGCTTGGTGTCCTTGGGTGGCACAGCCTGCTTCAGAAAAATGGTATAGCATTCGAGGGATTATTAGCACAATTCAAAACGCGAGAAATATTCTCAAAACTAAAATTAGAAACAGAAAGAGCTTCTAGAGCTTTAGCTGAAATATATGGGGAACCTTTATGGTGTGTAGGTACTGGATTTAGAAATACACATTTACGTGCAATAGCCCCAACTGTATCTAATAGTAAATTAGCAGGTAATGTTTCCCCTGGTATTGAACCTTGGGCCGCTAATGTTTTTACAGAACAATCTGCTAAAGGTACTTTTATTAGAAAAAATAATGAACTTAAAAAAATACTTAGAAGATTAGGTATTGATAATAAAGAAACTTGGGATAAAATTTTAGAAGATGGAGGATCTGTTCAAGGACTCAAAAAGCTTGATGGATGGTTTTATGATGAAAGAGGAAGATTAAACCAAGAAGGAGGTGAATCGGTAAAAGATGTTTTTAAGACTTTTAAAGAAATAAATCAACTTGAGCTTGCTAGACAAGCGGGTATTCGCCAAGATTATATAGATCAGTCTGTTTCACTGAATTTGGCATTTCCAGCAGAGGCTACGCCCCGATGGATAAATCAAGTTCATGTAGAAGCATGGAAACGCGGAATTAAAACTTTATATTATATGAGGACTGAATCCGTATTGAGGGGAGATATAGCAGCAGCAGCTATGGATCCTAATTGTTTAAGCTGCGATGGATAACTTAAATTAATATTATGTCACAGAAATTTACTTTTGCGGATGCAAAAAAGAAAATCAAAGAGTTGGAGTCTCAATTAAAAACTGCCAATAAAAAAATGGCAACTTTTGCTGGAGATTTAATTTTGGATACAAAAGATAATGTATTTACACAAAAAGAACTCAAGAAAATTCGATTTCTAGAAATGTGGGCAATTGTTGGCCCAATAGCTGGAATAATAATAGGTGTTATAATTAGCCTATTCGTTTAAAAAAAAAGATAGGGTAGCTATTTATTTAGTTACCCTTTTTTTTATTTAATAATTTTTTTTATTACTTTTATTATTTCGTCTTCAGAAACTTTCAATTTAAAAGAAAGATCAGCGGTCCATTGGTATCTCATCTTGCCGTTTATTTTTAAAATTAATATAGGTAACGGTTTTCCTGCAAAACTTTTTTGAAATATAGGTCCTTGATTTTCTAAAGTAGCGTGATCTATTATAATTTTATGTGCTAAATAACTATTTGGCAATTCACTTCTTTTTATATCATTTTTTAAATTCCATTTAGAATTTATTTGCAGTAGTTGGATACTTTCAACTTGGGAATAAATACCATGTGTAAATAGTAGTAGTATTAGAATAAATAAATTTTTCATCTTATTATTTTTTGATTATTTCATATAATTTTTCGTCTATTTTATCGAGTTTTTCTGAATTTTCCTGCACTTTTTCTTCCGTATTCATAATAGACTTACGAACTAATTCATCTTTCAAATCATATTCTGTTCTCGAAACTGGAGGTTCGGGTAAAAGTTTTGCTTCTTCTATCTCTTCCTGTAAAGTATAATACATGCCTATTAAAGTAGCTAAAGCTATTCCAATACCAATCATTGTTTTAATACTTACTTGAAATTTAGTGTCTTCACTAAGTTCTGCCATTATATATCTTTTAGTTTGTTGTTTGCATAATTTTTATCATCATAATCCATTGCAGATTTTAACATAAATTGATCAATTAAATCAATTTGATTTTTTAACATTTTTTCCTGCAAATTAATAATGAGTTTTTCGTATTCGTCTTTTGATTTATTTAAAAGCTCAATTTGATTCTCTTTTTTATCTAATGCTGTTTTTAAAGCTGTAATATCATCTGGTTTTGTTCCAGTGATACTCGAAATTATAATAGGAATAGATGCTGCAATAGTACCTATTAACATCATAACAACTTCTTTATTGCTGTCTAAAACAGGAAATTGTAACAATGTTATAATAATTCCTACGACAAAAAGGAAAATAAATAATGATCCGCTATAATGGCGAATTTCTTTTGCTACGCCGTTTGAGGGAAGTGCCATAAGTTATGTTTTTAAAGTTTATAATTAATATTTTTTAATTATTCGATCTACTTTTCTTAAAAGTTTATCTATATCGGGAGCCGCTTTTGGCTCTTTTATATTTAAGTCCCATTCGCTATATCCTAAAGCTAGAAAAATTGATTGCCATAGTTCTGTTTCGGGTTTCATAGCAGTATTTAAATGATCCATTTTTAATATTACTCTATCAAGAGGTAAATTGGTGCCAGCAGATACAATTTGTCCAAAAGCTAAAAATCCTGGATTTTCTAAACTAAATCCTTCTGTATATACTTTTTCTTTGCTTTGTTTATAAGTAAAAGTTCTACTAGCAGCTAATAATTTTCTTAATTTTGAATCTATAGGAGGAGAAAGTGAAACAGACTTTAACGCAACTCTAGTATAGTCTGATCTTTTTGCTTTAGACTGTCTAATTCCTTCTAATACCATATTTTTTATAACTGTTGCAACAGCCCCATATACCCCTGTACCCCTAACAAAACTATCAATACTACCGTTAAGTAATTTAGAATACCTTCTTTTTTCATCATCTTCTGTTGTATCATCAAACATCAATGCAAATAATGCAGATTGTAACGAGTTAAATATAATATTCTGTATTACGCTATAATATACAATTTTACTAATATTTGCCTTCCAATCTCCGCGTTTATTAATTAAATCTAAAAATGCTTTTTTAGTTAATCTAGTATACTGCATAGGGGTGTTAGCGAAGGCTAATATAAGGCGCCCTAAACTACCAGCTTGTTGCATTGAAATACGGTCTGGACGTGCAGACTGTTGTGTCTCTTCAGCAATTTCCATAAAGTCTGTAAAAGCTTTTTCTTGTGCTTCTTTTTGAGACATACCTTGTTTTACATAAGTATCTATCCTATTTCTATAAAATGATGCACCACCAGAAGCAATTGCAAATGAATCCGCAATTTGTGTAGGTGTAAAACCAAATTGAAGTATTGCACTCAACATTGCTCTTACTTTATTTTTTGATGTTTTAGCCGAGTTAGCAATTTCATCTGCATTGACATCTATTTGTAATCCAGAACGTCTTTGTTTTAAAAAGTCTGAATTAAATAAAAATGTAAAGTCTTTTACAAATTGTGGGAAATTAGCTAATGCCATTCCAGCTTTTAATGGATTATTATCACTCCAATTTATAAAGTTCACAGCTGATATAGTCTGTAATAAAGCTGATCTAGTATTAAAGAACATAATTGTTCCTACAGAATCATTAGTCCAATCTAAAAATATTTTTTCATTTTGACTAGCACTTGATCTTCTATTCCTACCAGTTTTCATCCTAGTAATAATATCTTCTAACGCTACAACATATCCATTACCATATAAAGCTCTTAATTTATCTTTATTTTGATCACTAAATACTGTGTCTATATTTTCTTTCCATTCTTCTAAAAATTCTGCTCTTCTTACATCATTTACATAACCAACAAGATCTGTTGTTATATCTCCACTATTCCAATTTTCAGTAGGTGATGGATAACCTTCAGGATTTAAAACCATTAATCTTTCTGCAAAAGCTTTTAATAAAGGATCATTTCTAACAATTTTTAAATTTTCATTTATTTCTTTTTTAAGGATACCTTCTATTTCCATGCCTTGTTTAGTCCACATGTATATTCTTATAGAGTCTTGGTTTGTAAACCCAGATTCATTTACTTTGGTTAATCCTATAGGAACATCTTTTGATGCCTCTTTTTTAAGAAGCGACCACTCCCTAAGCGAATTTTCTTTTTCTCTTTGCCAAGCTTGTATACCTTTAGAGAAAGGTCTTATTAAGTTATCTTCGTACCACTGTCTTTGTTGGTCCCCTACTTTTCCTTTCCCAAGTGTTACATATAATAATCCTAAAAAGTCTTCTGCAGAATATGGAACAAAAAATTTGTTTCTTCCTTTAGATTGGCCTACAAGTTTAGCTTTAACAGGAGAAAACTTTTGATACCAAGGTGTACCAGTAGTACCTTGTATTAATTCGTTAAATTGTCTACTTAATCCTTTTGACGCTTTAGAAGTAAGTTTTTCTTTTAATATTTCTGCATCAATTTTATTTTCTATATTAAATCTAGAAGGCTTTACTTTTTTTGGGTCAAAAACAGACATTTCATTTCTAAGAGCAGTATATATTAAATTGTTTTCTCTATTCTTACTAGTCCCACTCCCACTCGATTTTAAATAAAAATCCATTTTCAATTCAATATCAAATCTATCAGCCTTTTCAATATTTAAAATATTTCGACCTATAAAATAAGTTCCATAGCCATCTCCGATATGTATATAAAAATTATCTTTATTATTATAATGATTTTCAAGGCTTATAACAGTAATTTTTATACCTTTCCCAAACGCTTTTTTATAAAATTCTTGTTTTTCTAACTCTTCTAAAGTTTCTCTTTTTATAGTTCCTTTTAATGGAAATTGAGTTTGTGGCCCTTTAAAATCTGGATTAATTTTTTCTTCCATTTCATTAATAAAATTCAATGCTTCACGAACAGCTGGCATGTTCCTTTCAAAAAAAGCTTCAAATAATCCAACATTTGGCAAATCTTTTCTATCAACTATTTTTTTGTTACGTATAAAGTCTATTCTAGGGTCTTTAAGATCTGTGCCAGAAAAATAAACCCGAGAACTACCACCCCCCATTCTAGCTGTTATACTTTTTTTAGCTTCTAAATAAAGAGGTTTTTCTTTCCCTTCTTGTTTAAATTGTAAATCTGGACTGTTATTATCATATCCAGCACCTCCGCCTAATACAGGTAACCCGTATTCTCGCATTTGTTTCCCGAGCACTTCTTCAAAAATTAATCCACCAAAAGTTTCTCCTTTAATAATACCATCTTCCCATAATTTAATAGTAAAATCTTTTACAAAATCAAGCTGATCTTCAGCGAATCCTTTAGGTTTATAGTTATTAAAACGATCAGAAATTATTTCGTCTTCTTTTAATATTTTTGCAAATTCAAAAGCGATATTTGAAAATTCTGATGAGGTTAATCCTTTCGATGCTTTAGATCTATATCCTCTGTCTATTTTTCTTGCAATTTCCTGTATATAAGATTCTGCAACGCCGATACCCGATAATTCTTGAATTTCTCTAAATCTATTCATGATAGATTCATTTTTCAAAATTTCATTGGTAGCATCAAACGCAAGTTCAACTCCTATCTCTTCTGTAAGTGCTATTTTACGGTTTCCTAATGCAGATTTTTTATATGCAGTTTTATCTGTAAAATATTCAACCCATTCTTTTTCACTAATTTTTCTTTTCTTAAATAAAGGTTTACCTTGCCCTAAAGTTTTTACATCTCTTCCTTTTTCAACGGGCAATTTTTCTCTCATTTGAACACCATCTTTATCAAGTAAAGGTTCTTTAAAAGCTTGAAATCTTTTATTAATAGTAGACAATGGTAAATTGTCATATATAGCTTCAAAATTTTCAGTTAAAAAATTTTCATAGCCACCAGTATCATTAATAAACTTTACTATTTCGGGTTTTAACTTTGTTCTAAAAGTTTTAGTTAAAGCCGCATTGAAAGCTTTAACACTTATATTAGGTAATTTTGTACCAAAAGCCAATTCTACAGCCTCCAAAACTTTATCTGATAACTCAGGATCAACACCTAATTTACTAGCTAAATCATCTTTTTTAATTTCTACTGTTTTTTCTTCTAATTCAAATGCACTTTCTGTAGCTGTGTCTGGTGTTCCTTTAAGAGTATCAACATCTAACATAAACTCTTTACCTAATAATTTTTGAGCTTGTTCAATAGCTCTTCTTCCTAAATATTTATTTATATAACCAGCCAGCGGAGCTCCTTGTGCTTTTGCTTTAGTATAATCCATTATTAATCCTAACAAACCTCTTTCGTCAAAAGTAATTGCATCTTTTAATTCATTAAAATCAAAATTTGGTGTGTTTTTATAATTATTTGTAATCTTATTTAAAATTGGATCAAATAATTCTATAATTTCCATTGCCCCTTCAGCTCCTTTTTCATTATATATATCTGTAACCTTTTGGGAATCTACTTCTCTTTTACTTGCTTTGGATATTATCCCATCTATTGCCTGAGATTCATTTAAAATTTCATCACTAATTTCAATACCTTCTTGCATTGCTTTTATAACAGCTCCACTTGTTTTCCCCTTTCTTACAGCATGACTATAATCTTTTATAAAATTAAAAACATCAGCTCCGTCTTCAAATCTAATTTTTTTCCACCCTATATCTTGTAAAATTCTTCTTAAAATATCACCTAGTTTAGCTAAAAACCCTTCATTAGGTTTTTTTATAAGAGGATTATTATATATATCTGAAATAGCATTAAATAATTCTTCTGCTCTTGCTTGTTCAGTATAATTAGGGTCATTTTGATATTGTGTAAGAATTTGATTTAAAATAGACCCTTCTTTAAATAAATCTGGATCTATTTTCATTAAATGATCTTTTAACAAAGTAGATAATTCAACAACCGCTGTAGTTTTTCCGTTGTATAATGTTTTATATAAACCATTATGCAATATTTCATGGCCCGCTACAGTAACATTCCCTGTTTGTCCAGCTACTTCCATATTCATTACCATAACCGCACTGCCATCTGCTTTAGGATCAGATACCCTACCTGAATCGGTTTCTTGAGCATCTTTAATTCCAAATTTTTTGGCTGTTTCAACAAAATCTTTACTATTCTTTACTTCTATAATTTTTAATTTTTGATTTAAAGCACCTGCAAATCTTCTGCCTTTAAGAACTTGATCTGTAAGTTCAGCTGTAACATAAATTTTTAATTTTTCTTGTCTAATTTCTTCTAATCTAGCTTCATTTCTTTTAGCAAAGGTTTTATCAACATTTTTATTTTCATTAATTATTTTAGATTCTTCTATTAATAAATTAATTAATTTTTGTTTAGCTCCACCAACAACCGAAGGAGGGACTTTCATATTAGCATTATCAACATCACTTATAGTGGACAGTTGTTTTTCACCTTGTTCTTTGGTAATTTCACCTTTAATTACTGAAGCTTTTATATTTTTCTTTAAGTCTTTTAATATATATGATTGAGAATTAACATCGCCAAAAGATGCAACTCTATTAGCTAAAGCTGTTGTTTCTTTTATAGTATAAGAAGCAGCCTTAACACTAAAAGGTAAAAATCCACCAACTATACCTCCCTGTGCTCCAGCTTGTTTTATTTCATCTAAATCAATATATTTTCCTGAATCTCCAATAGAAAATCCTTTAGATATTTGAGAAGTTAAAGTTTGAAAACTTTCTGTTAAATATTCAACCATATAACCCCTAGCCACAGCTTTACTAGACCCTTTTAATCCTCCTTGTTTTACAAATCTTCTAATACCATCTTTTACAATAGATCTAATAAGTGCTTTACCGGGTTTTGTTATCATTGTTCCTACAATTGTAGTCGCCCCTGTAAATTCTAAAGCAGATTGTATTGTGGCAGACGCCGCAGCAATTCCGCCATCTCCTTCCCCAGCTTCTAAATAATTTAAAAACCCTTCTTCTGAAAACTCTTCTCCGTTAGCTTCCATTTTTGCGATAATGGTATCAAAATATGCATTACCGTATTCTTGCGCAAAAATACCAGTACCGAAAGTAAGTACAGCTATAGGAAGCTGGATTGCTTGTTCTCCAACTAATAAAGCTAAATCTCCCCAACTCTCCGGCATTAATCCATCTAGTTTTGCTTTTTGAAAAGCTTTTAAATCTTGTTCTATTTCTTTTAAATTAAGATATTTATTTAAAATTTTTTCTTTTTGTTTTATTATTTGAATTTTTGCTTGTTTTACAGTAACTGGCCTAGGTGGTCTTGTATCATAAGTTTGAGTACCAGGTGTGCTAGACAATGTATACGCTACTTCGGCATCATCTTTATCTTTAATTGAATCATTTAGTCTTTTAAGTTCGCTTGCATCAAATGAAATGTCAGTTCTTCTTAAAGAGGCATTTACTTGTTTAAATCCTTTTTGCATGGCTTCCCATAGTTTGGAATCATCAGTTAAACCAAGTTCAGATCTTTTTGCATCAACCCATTGTTGTCGTTGTATTTCTGATAATCTGTTAAATTTATTATCATAAGATTTAATTATAGCATCTTTAAAAGCGTCTATTCTTTTATTATATGTTCTATTGTTAGAAACAGTATCTAAATACAATTTTGTTGCGTAATTATTTAATTTAATATTAGCAGCATTTATTTGATCAATATCAGTTAAATCTGTATTTTCTTTAAGTTTATTTTTAAAATTTTCAATTTTAGGCTCCAAAACCTTTTGAACATCTTTTAATAAATGATTTTGAAGATAACGATCCCCTTTAATCATAGATAGTAAAGAACTATTTAAAGATTCACTTATATCTTGTGTTTCTTTAAACACAGAAAAATCTAAAGTATTTACGAGTTTATCAGCGTAGTTAAGAGCACTTTCTTCGTCCATCTGAGGGGCATAAGGGTCTATACCCGCATCAGTTAACATTTTTAAGCGTAGCTCGCTGTTTTTATCTTTTGTAGACAGATAAGTTTGGAATTGTTCTTCATATTTTGGAGGAGTGAATACCAAGGTGCCATTTCCCGAATTGGAAGCCATATCGGGCGCTTGTTTCCCTCCCGCAGCCGCACCCTGAGCATTGGGGTTTATCTTTACTGGTCCTTCATACAATACAGCATCTGGATGATCTAAAAGAAATTGAGATTTGCTTTTAGGTCCAACATTATATTTTTTACCATCAGGATCAATATAAATTTCATTTTTTACTTTTTGGTCCAATGTTGCTTCCATTTATATAAATTTTAAATACTGTAATCTTCATTTACTTCACCATCTTCGTCTTTGACTATATTGTTTAAGATACTTTGCATTTCGCTATTATCAAGACGCATAGTTGATCTTTGCTTTAAGTTATAAACATTTAGTAATGCATCTACATCATATATAGGATAATCGTCTATAAAGAATAAAGGGTCAGATGGGAATCTTTTTCTATATGCCTCTTCTGCTTGTTTTTGATTCATATTTAAATCTTTCATAAAAGCTTTTGTTATTAAAGATTTTTTAAGTGATGTAGTTTGAAATTTTGAAGTAGAAAAAATAGGTTGTTTTCGTATTGCCTCTATAACATTATTCATAGCTTCTTCTTGCCTATCTATACGATCTTCTTCTTTAATTATTTCTCCAGCTGCATTAACTATTTCCCCGGCTTCGTTTTTATACTCTTTTTCTGTGTTTGCTAAAGCAGATTGCAAAGAGCTGTGGAAATTTTGCATTAATTCTATAGCGTCTTCTTTAACCTGAGCCCTATCTGAATCGGTTTGAGTTGGAGGAGTAACCTTTCTTTGATAAAATCCTTCATAATGTTCTTTAGCACTTTTTCTTATGTTTTCATGAACAAATTCTTTCAATGTTTCCAATATAAGAATATCGCCGTCTCCATCTTCTTCATCAACAATACTGCCATCTTGAAGATCCCCAATTAAATATTGTTTAAATTCTAGAGAACTTAATTCATCACCTTCTTCAGATGCTAATTTTTGTAACAAAATTCCTGCTTCATCTCCTTTTAAATATCCTAAATGATCAACTGCAAGGGTAGCATATTGTGTATCTGTTAGCTTTAATGCTTCTATTCCTTTTTGAACTTCAAAATCTAATCCTTTACTGCTATCCCCTTTAAGAGCTAATTTTTTAGCAGATTCATTTATTGATTTTAATAAATCTAAATATACTTTATGATCTTGTTCTATTAATCCAAAAGCATTAGGTAAATCTTTTATATCAATAGCAATTTGTTCTTCTTCCCCTTCTACTCCAGACATGTTAATATTAAATATAGCTTGGTTTTCAAATAATTCAAATTCACCTGCCATACGCATTTTATTTAGTTTTATAGATTTTGCATCATTTAAATTACTAAGCATATCGCTTTGCTCTAAAAAATCTTCTCCACTGGCTTTATATTGGTCGGCCCAATATTTTAATTCAGCAATTTTTTCTTTTTCTTCATTAACCAACATTGTTTTTTGTATATCAGATATTTCATCGCTCATTGCTATATTATAAACATTCATTTTAATAGCCGCAGCTTTTTCTGTTAAATATCTCATGCCTTGTGGTGGGACTCCTTTAAAATCAGGATTTTGATACTGACTAATAAGTTTAGATGCAAAAGCTTCTCTTTCTTTCATAGCTTTAGCATAAGCTTGTCCCTCAAGAGCTCTTTGTTTTTTATATTCAAGAACTTTTTGGTCCATTGTATCTATTGCAGGTTGCACTGCCCCTGCTAAATCTAAGGGTCTTCCGCCCCCTTGTGCCATTCCTAATAGTCTTGCATTTATTGCCATAATTAAAATTTTATATTACATACCACCGGCCATTAATCTTGCGCCGCCTGCAGCTACATTAGCTACACCCCCAATTAAACCTTCTGTTGCTTCTTTCCTTGCAGCGTCTGCTGCTAATTTTCTTTGTGAAGCTGCGTCTAATAGTTGCTCTGTTCTTCCGAATTCTTTTCCTTCTTTAGATGCTGCACCAGCTGCTCTAGCTCTTTCTAAATTTTGTTGTCCTCTAGCTCTAGCCATTTGGTTAGCTTTTTCTTGTTGCCCAATGCTAGCAGAAGAAGCTTGCAAATTTGAAGAAGCCTGCGAAGCCATAGTCTGTGCTAATGCTGCAATACCAGAACTTCCTGCTGCCCCTCTCATGCCAGCCATAGTGCCAGCTAAAGCTTGCTGTTGTTGTTGAGATTTAAATTGGGCTTCTTGTTGATTAACAGTCATATCCTCAAAAGGATTTGTAAGGTTCGCAGAATGATCTTTAAATTCAAAGTTTTCATACTCCCCTTTTCTTTGAGCCAACTCAGCTTTTGCTTCTCTTTGCTCTCTTCTACGGGCACGGCCGCCTATTATGCCACCAGCCATTCCGGCTAGTCCACTTGCTATTTGGCCAAAGGCACCACCGCCTCCGCCACCACCGCCCTCTGCGGCAGCCCCAGTAGCGGCTCCGCCACCTGCAGCGCCAGCTATATCTGTTATCATTTTTAAAGGTGTATTTCTCATAATTAATTACTACTAAACATTGTTTCGCTATTTACAGCGTATAATTCACAAAATTCTGTGCTATCATTCTCCATTTTTATAGTGGCTTGATAGCCAATAAGTCCACTACTATTTATTACGTTATTTTTGGCAAACATAAAGTAATCGCCTATAACAGGCCTTGGTGTTGTTGCGGCTACATCTACCACAAAGCTAAACCTATCACCTGCAACCGATTGACAAATGCCTAATTCAATTAAAGAATCGTTTTTCAAAAATAAAACAATATCTCCTTTTTGTAAAGAAGTATTTATTTTTTGATCAAAATTTATAGTTAAATTTGCCATAACATTACTTTAAATCTTTATTATACGTACCATTCCCAATAATTTGTTGTTTCTACTGCCGAGTTATCTCCATTCATTAATTCAGTTCTAGTTAGCCTAATTTTTGTTTTATATTCATTATATACCCAAAAATTTCCGCTACCCTTTGTAAATGATGAACTTGATAATACTCTTGCACCAGTAGCTTTAATTTTTATAGGAATGCCATCAGAATCACATATCATTCCATATCCAGCAGTACCTGGCCCAAAAGGCCAATCTCTATTATAATCAACACTATTTGGATTAGTTCCTACTATTGCAATGTTATCTGCTTTAGGACCCGCTAAAATTTTAATTGGCTTATAATTTGTTCCAAAACCGGTTGGTGCACTACCAATCCAGGATCTTTGCCCATTCGCCGTTGTTATATAATAGCCTGAGTTTAAAGAATTTTGGGAGAACCCTTCTCTATGATATACCCCTCCAATCAGCCCAGTAGTATTGGTAGGGTCTATGTGGGGTCGGTATAATGCGGGTGCATGTAAATTTAATCTAGGAAGAGCAGTCTCCGCGTCCCAACTAACAGGTGCTGTAGATGCTAAAGCTTTTGAATGAGAATCTGCAGTATTATAACCCATTATAGTATTAAAATGATAAAACTTTTGATGGTAAGCCTTAGAATATATACCAGGAAGCACTACATTTATTTTATATCCTCTTTTCCCCCTATATGTTTCTAATGTATAATCAGCATACCCATTTTTATCAAAATAAACTATATTTTCAATTATTCCTGGTGTTGTACCGCTTGGAGATGATTTTATAGTTACTTTATCTGAAATAAACAACTCAGATGCATTATTAATACCTGCTTCACTAGATAATTGATTTTTAACAATATTATAATTTGTTAAAGAAGATGTGCTTGGAATTAGCCAAGGGCCTTTCCAATTAGTTTGCCATGGGGTATTTTTTAAATCATCAGGATAATCTTCTACCACCCATTCACCAGTAATTTTTACTAAAGTATCTTTATATAAAGGGCTATATAGCGGAAAACTACAATGTGCCACATCATTATAAATAGCAGGCCAAGCAAACCCTTGATATTCACTATTTTGTCTAATACCAATTGGATCTGTTACAATGCCACTATTATTTTTAACTACAACTTGACAATCTTTTACTTTAGTTATTATTCCTTCTTTTGCTTGATATAAACTTAAGTTTCCTTTTTGTATAAAATAAAAGTTACCTTTTGGAAAATATAATACACCAGGCTTAGTTGTCCCTTGTTCTTGGAAATATAATTTACTATTATCTGTTAAATTTTTATCTGTAGCCCAAATTTTTGGGAAAACAGCATCTGTTTCGCTGTTTGTTGTATATTGTTTAGTATTTTCGTTAGCATTGCCAGGCTGATGAGTACAATCAACATCAAATTTACCTGAAATTAAATGGTACTTATCTACAAGGGTTGTACCATCCCATTTTTTATCTGAATGTAAAAGTCCCTCTACTTTAACTTCTAATTTAGCTGAAGTCGCGTCACTTTGTAAATTAACTAATATATTTATTGTTAATTCATGGGTTGATGTATCATACGAAAATTTACTGGTAATTGATTTAGTTGATGCCGGGGTTTCAAATAAATTATAACTCCCAGCTGAAGGCTGCGCTAATTTTGTGCCTCCTAATACTTCGGTGTATTTAAATTTATTAGCATCAGTAAGTTCGCTAACATCTATAACCCCTATATCTTTTATTAATCCAATAGGAATTACAGCTTGATATAAATAATTTGTATTATGTGGTAAATTAGTTGCGCTAGCTATAACCTTATGGCCAGATTGCCCAGGGGGAGTACTTATTAATTGATTTGTTAAATTAGCGGGGATGCTAACCATAGAACCATTTATATCATCAAGCTTACCTTCAAAAATTACTTGTAAACTTACAAAGGGGGCACTTGTGGCTGGCTTTGTTTCTGTTAATGTTGTACTATTTTTAGGGCGAATTGTAAAAGTAGCATTTGCTGATGGCTGGGAGAATGGTCTTGAATTAAAACCAATTTCTAAATTATCATTTACTTTTCTAAGCAGCAATTCCCCTCCATCAGTATAAGTATCTATAACACTATTATTACTTGCATCTAAAAATTCAAAATCGTCTGCATCGATTGAAGATTTAAATAAATATCCTGAAGATGGTGTTAATGTCCAATAATATTCAGAAGCAGCTGGAGTTGATTTTAATCCAGCACCCCCGGTTGTAGCATATGTAGTTGTTGCTGATGTATAATTACCTGAGCCACTCCCATCTTTTGAATTATTATCATAATCAAATGTAGTTGTAACATTTTTGCCCACAAGAGCGCTTATATCTAAAGTATAAGTTTCATTTTCAATTAAATTATCAATTTTTAAATCACCCGAAACAGTAACTTTATGCGTATTACTTCCTGTTCCAAATGTTAAAGAGTTTAAGCTTGTAGATGCACTATTTTGGTTAGAACCAAAATTAATATTATTATCACTTGGTTGTACACCTGCAGTATAAGTTCCAGATGGAAGAACTAATTCTATTGAAAAACTTCTTTTGTGTTTTGTATTAATATAGTCAGATATATCAAATCTATCAAGTATTGAAGAAGAATAAAACACAATAAGTGAAGCTGTTTTTCTAGATTTTATAGGTCTTAAAATTGTAACAGTATTACCTCCAAACCCAGAATCAATTTTTGATCCTTTTAAACTTTTAAATACTATAGTATAAGTTTCAGCTGTATTTCCTGCGGGAAAATCTAAAATTATTTCTTTTTTACCAGTATTATCTAATTTTATATTAATATCAGAAATTGCACTTGAACTATTACTAAATAAAACATTAACCTCCGCATCTGGTTGTCCTGAAATTGTCAATGGTCTCTGTACTTGAGTATTTGGCAAAGCAGTAATATCAATTTTTTTAGAATATATAAGTTTATCAAGTACTACTATTTTTGTTGGTATTATATTAACTGCGTAGTCTAATACACTATTTATATTATTAATAAATA